TTTCATAGCTTTTTAGCAGTTCCGGGCACCATTGGGGCACCACAGTATACATCTTCCTTGTATAGTGTGTGTGATATAGAATGAGCCGGGCACCACAAAGCGGGGCACCAAGGGCACCATTTGAATTATTTTCCCCAAAATAGATGCTGCCCGAACAAAAGAAAAAGCCTTGAAAACGTAGAGTTTTCAAGGCTTTGATGGCTCCCTTACCAGCTTTTGATACAATCTGGCGAAAGTCGCCAATGGGGTAATACCCGGTTGTTTTACCCCCCCGGGGTAAAATAAGCCGTAGACATCAACAGCAAAACGCCGCTTAGGAATGGTTGAATAAGACTATATCATCTATTGCAAATGCCATCAAGCCAATACAACAACAGGCCCGCACGCCACGATCACCCATCGAAGCATGCGGGCCTGTTGGCATATCACCTGACTGTGATTTCCGTCCCATTCTTGAAAATGAACTTCAGCGCGTCCGCTCCGACCACAGCCTTTTCAACCGTCGCAATCCAGAGTTGCGGGGTGAATTCGGTCACGATATCTTCGCTCCGCATCAGTTCTTTCAGGAAGCGCTCCATCGCATCCCGCTTCATCCTGCGTTGTGCGCACTCAGCTTCAATGGATTCCACCCGGTTAATCGTCTTATCGAAGCGCTCGGTCAGGCTCTGGTAGCGCTGCTCATATTCCGCTTGGTTCAGCGCCATGCTGGCGTTCTGCTCGATTGCTCTGCGCATGAGCTGTGCGGTGATCTCCAATTCTTCCTGCAGGTCGGCCTTTTCCCTGTCCAGCTCAGTCGTATCCGTGAGAAAGCGGATCAGCGTTTCCGTGTCCTCCCGGATGAACCGACGCCTGCCTAGCAGCTGATTAAAGGCTTTCAGGAACCGCTGTTGAATCTCTTCTTCGGTCAAATGCGTCGTTGCACATATAGCACCCTTGCCGTACTTGGCATTGCAGCGCCAGATCACCCGGCGGTATTTGTCGTTTGAATGCCAAACTTTGCTGCCGAACGTTTTACCGCAGCAGCCGCAGTAGATCGTTCCGGCAAAACAGCTCGTTCCGTTGTGCTGGCGACCGGCCATTTTGCGCCGTGCCAGCTCTTCCTGTACCATATCGAACATCTCTGCGGTCACAATGGCCGGATGGCTGCCCTCCACATAATACTGCTGAACCTCGCCCTCATTGACCTTCATCTTTTTCGTGAGGAAGTCAACGCAATACGTCTTCTGCAGCAGCGCATCACCCTTGTATTTTTCATTGGTAAGGATGCTCAGAATGGTGGCCGTCTGCCATGTTTTCTTTCCTGCGGGAGAAAGGACGCCCTCCGCTTCGAGGGCTCGCTTGATGCCATAGGGCGTATGCCCCTCCAGAAACATCAGATAAATCAACCGCACTGTTTTTGCCTCCGAGGGTACGATCTCTGGCAAGCCATCCTCGCCGCGCCGATAGCCGAGGAAATGCTTGTACGGCATGCTGACCTTGCCGTCTGCAAACCGCTTGCGTTGTCCCCATGTGACGTTCTCGGAGATGTTGCGGCTCTCCTCCTGCGCCAGCGAGGACATGATCGTCAGCAGCAGTTCGCCCTTGGAGTCCAGCGTATAGATGTTCTGCTCCTCAAAGTAAACCTCCACGCCGCGTTCCTTCAGCTTGCGGATGGTCGTCAGGCTGTCCACGGTATTTCGGGCGAAGCGGGAAACCGACTTCGTGATGATGAGGTCAATCTTTCCGGCCAGCGCATCCTCCACCATGTCGTTGAAGTGCTCTCGCCTTTTTGTACTGGTGCCGGTAATTCCCCTGTCGGCATACACCTGAACGAACTGCCAGTCCGGTTTGGAGCTTATATATTCCGTATAGTAGCTGACCTGCGCCTCGTAGCTGGTTTCCTGTTCCTTGCTGTTGGTGGATACGCGGGCATAAGCCGCGACCCGACGCTTTCGTGTGCTCGCGATGGGCTGAGCCGTGAACCGGTTCAGCGTCGCCGGAATCACCGTCACTCGCGGTGAACAGCTGCGTGCTTCATTCATTTGCATACCTCTTTCTGGCGTAAACTGCCGCTTGTTCCTTCATCTCTTGCGTCCAGCTGTCGCTGCGGGATTTATCCTGCCAGACGCGTTCGACCTCTCGGCCATCCTTAAAAACAAAGACCAGCCGGTTAAAGGCTGGCACATGAATTTCTTTTATAGAATTTTTGAACACAGTCGGATCAAAGGCTTCCAGGCCCAGCACCGAAGCGGCTGCATCCATCAGAATGTTCTCGGGAATCTGTTTGGTGTGACAATGCTGCTTGCCCAGCTTCAGAAAGGTCGCGCAGTTCCATGCGATCTCTGAACGGGTGGCCTTGCGATGGTAGTGCTTTCCGCACTTGTCGCAGACGATCATGCCTGTGAAGATGTGTCGCTGCGGGGGAACTTTTTTGATTCCATTCCTGATGCGGTTTTCTTCAATCAGTTCCTGTACGCGCAGGAAAACCACCTCGGATACAATCGGCAGATGCGTCCCTTCTGCATAGTAGCGGGGCAGTTCACCATGATTGATCTTCTCCAGCTTTGTCAGATGATCCGATACATATTTCTTTTGTAAGATGGAGTTTCCGGCGTATTTTTCATTCTTTAGCATGTCCAGCACCCGCTTCGGCGTCCAGACACCGCCCCAATAACTCGGTACATGCAGCTGTCGCATTACACGGGCAATCTGTGCAACGCCCATGCCATCCAGATAGGAATGAAAGACCCAGCGAACAACTGCCGCTTCCTCCGGATGGATCACCGCTTCACCCTTATGAATACGATATCCGAACATAAAGCGCCATGTGACGTTTTCGCCGCTTTCATATCGTGTCCGGATTCTCCATTTACAGTTTTCCGATACGCTGCGGGATTCCTCCTGTGCGTAAGAAGCGAGGATGGTAAGCATCAGCTCGCCATCCCCGCTCATGGAATGAATATTCTGTTCTTCAAAGTACACGTCCACGCCCAGCGCCTTCAGTTCACGCACCGTCTCCAGCAGGGTCACCGTATTCCGTGCGAAGCGGGAGATCGATTTGGTAATGATCATATCGAGCTTCCCTGCGCGGCAGTCCGCCAGCATTCGTTGGAAGTTCTCTCGATTGCCTTTTGTGCCGGTCAGCGCTTCGTCAGCGTATACGCCCATGTACTTCCAATCGGGATTGCGCTGGATGAGATTGCTGTAGTAGCTCACCTGTGCGGAGAGCGAATGGAGCATTGCGTCTTTGCCGCTGGATACGCGGGCATAAGCTCCGACCCGCTTCAGCTTGGGCATCATCGGTATGATGGGCGTGATTTTTCGGATTGTCCTTTGCACCCGTTCCACCTCCTTGTCAGCTGGCATATTACCTCTGTTTCGGCCACAGCGCAAGATAACTCTGCGATCCGTTGATACAAAGAAGGAGGCCCCTTCCGAAACGGAAAGAGCCTCATGGGGATCATGCAGCATTAAAGATCGGCTGGTACTTCTTGCGCAGAAACTGCTCGGCTCGGGTGAAGTCCTCGTCAGAGAACACGCCCTGCTCACGCAGCGTCCGGCAGAGATTCATCATGGTCTGATAGCGCAGTTCCCGTTCAAAGCGTTCCTGCTTCATCAAATCACCTGCGAATACTTCCCGGACACCCAGCCGATCTGAGCGCCAATGACCACAGCATGCCAGCCATTCCGTGCAGTGGCGATATGGTCAAAGGTCGTGCCGGAGTTGACCGTGCTGATTCGGGCGTAGTTCGTACCGTTGCCCGTTCGGATATTGACACGCGAATTTGTGCCCATGATGATGACTGTGGTACCTATGGGCTTCGGCACCTCGGGCTTCTCATCTTCATCTGTTTCAGTCTCTCCAGCGCCGACGTCGTCATCCGCTACAGCGTCCATCAGCGCAGCATGAGTCTTTTCGCCATACTCGCCATCGCACTCCAACTCTTCAGCCTTCTGGAATGCAAGCACAGCCTTTTCGGTCTCCGCGCCAAACTCGCCGTCCGCACCATGCTCGGGCAGCTTGTATCCCAGCTGGAGCAGCAACTCCTGCATGACCTTCACGTCGGATCCCGTCATGCCCTTCTTGAGTAGTCGGCTGCCCAGCGTTACATTGACCGGCTTTTCGGGAACGGATGCTGCACCATCATTGTAGTCGATGAATGGCAGCTTGTACCAGTGCGTCCACTTGCGATCCTTCAGTCGGGTCTTGACGCAGCCGTAGGCAAAGCCGCGCCATTCGACTACATCGCCACCACCGACATAGTAACCGATGTGGCCATCAAACCGGACGGCGAGGCCGACGATTTCGGGCATGGTCTGAATGGAACCCCAATCCATACCCTTGGACTTCGCCCAGGAGAACATGCCATTGGCGGACTTGTCCGGACAGCCGTTACTGTCATACTTGCTGGTGATGGCCTTGTCCGTACCGATGGCCTCGACTACGCCCTGTCCGCCGCCAGTCCACGCATATCCTTTACAGCCGCCCACGCAGTCGGCGCACACCTTCTTTTTAGCGATGTCATCCCTGTACCGGCTGGTGCGGCAGGAGCCATAGTGGGAAGGATACTGCCTGGCCTTGCGGGAGCGCAGGCTTTCGGAGCACTTGTACACGACGCAGCCGTACCAGTAGGGCTGGCCGATCATGGAAAGGCACCATGCAGCGAAGTGTTCGTTGGTGAACGGGATATTGATGCGATTTGACATAATGAGTTTCCTCCTCTTCTCTGGACAAATGCCTATGAGCGGCATATAATTGAGGTATACAAATGAAGGGTTGTGAGATTCATGGGCGATATCATTTCACTGGCCGAATACAAAAAAGAAAAAGGCATTGCTGCGCCTCGTTCTCCTTATTACACGCTGAATGCGACGAGAGCTGAAATTCAAGCCGCGCTTGAACGTGCCGCCGAATACATGTCTGCCCCCATGAATGGCGACGGCCTCATGCCGTATGCCGTACTTATTGGGTACGAAGATCAGAACGGGCGGGTCAAGCTGCTGAAAGAAAACTGCATATATCCGAGCAAAGAAATGTTTGAGCAGGATGCCGGACGCAAGAATATGAAAACCATCGCACTCGTTGCTCAGAACTGATCGGATGAATTTGAACCGTCGTTGACAGAATCGTCGTCAGCGGCGGTTCTGTTGTGCAGCTGGGCCAGCACATCCTTCAGTCGGTCGGGAATGGGCAGACCGATGTGTGCGGCGTTCTCCAGCAGGGACACGCCCTCATTGGAAAGGTAGAAGCAGACCACTGCGCTGCGCAGTGCGTTGCCGGAACCTACCACATGAAGATCAATGATGTGCGCCACGCCAACCAGCAGGATGATCAGTACCTTCTTGAAGATGCCCCTGAAGCCGACCGCACTGGACAGCTTTCTGTCGGCAATGGCGCACATGATGCCGGTGACGTAGTCGATCACCATAAAGATGATCAGCGCAGTCAGCAGTCCGTCCACGCCGCCGACGAAGTAACCGAGCCAGCCGCCAATGGCGGTAATCGCCATCTGCACCTTGGCCCATACGATGTCAATGGAAAAGTCTCTCATACAGTTTTCCTCCTTTGAGTGATATGAAAAAACCGTCCTCACAGTGGAAGACGGTTGATTCCGAAACAGGCGGTCAGACGCGTATCCATGAACCGCCGCTGTTGTAATACGGGACGCACTGTATCCATGAACCGGCATTGCAGTACCAGACCGTGCACTGCCGCCACGTGCCGTTGTCGCAGTACCAGAGCGTCGCGTTCATATAGGTGACGGTGATGACGCAGGTGGTTACGCGGGCGTAGTTGGTTGAATAGCCGCTGGATGATGAAGTTTCACCGTTGTACAGCACAAGCACTGAATTGCCCGCAGTCAGGTATGCGACGAGATTCGCAAAAAATGCTGCATTGCTGGATGCGGAGAGCGTGTGCGTGACGGTGTTGGAGTAGAATTTGCCGGTCAGTGTTCCCAGCGCTTCGCCCACCTGAGCAGAACCGGCAATGCCTGTCTTCAGACTCTGGTAATTGGCTTTTCGGAAGGACAGTACCTTGCTGGAGCTGCCGGAACCCGCGCCGGAGCAGGTGATCTTCAGGCTGATACTCTGGATGACCTTTCCCTTGAGCGCAGCGCCCGCGCCGCTGAACACCAGCACCCCAACGCGGGATTTGCTGGCGGTCGTGCCCTGATAAGCTCCCTGACACGCGCCATTGGAGGTGCCGGTGCTCCATGAGGTACTGCCGTACTGCGCAAAGCCGATGGTTGTGCTGCTGCCCGCAGTCGCAGTAAAGGTTTCAGCCATTGTACACCTCCATTAGACCGGGACGAGACAGATCTGACCATCGACGCCGGTGGCCGGAAGCACATCTGCGTAGAAGATACCGAGATTGTTCAGCGAACCCTTGGCTGTTGCTGCCCCTGTGCCTCCATTGGCGATGGGAATGGGGGTTGCCATGCCCGCGTGGAACACGCGATAGGTGTAGTAGCTGGCGTCTACCACATCACGCAGCACCACCGCATAATCACGGTTTGCCTGATAGGCTGCATTGCGCACCTCCAGCATGCGCCGGTTGTTACCCGAACTGTCCTCCCATGCGGACAATGAGGATGCGCCGACATAGCTGCCCTCGAATACGGTGCGGTTCGTGGTCGAGTTGCCGGTCGGGAGCAGATACAGGGACGGATAATAGGTGCCCTTGATGGACAGGCTTCCCGTCATGGTGTCGCCGGTTTTCTTCACCGCGCCGATCGCGGAACAGGCCCCTGATCCCGTATCTGCGCCCGTTCCTCCCTCGGAGACTGCCAGCGGGCTGGACAGCTTCACCGGCCAGCCGAAGGAAACCGTCTCGTCGTCGCCCGCTGCCATGCCAAAGCCCAACGCCTTACCGCCCTTCTTGACGTGCATGATATACGCTGCGGAGCGGATTTCAGCGACATAGGTGGACACCGATCCCACCGTATCGGTGAGCGTCAGCGTGGCTTCGTACACTGCGTCGACGGCGAGATTGCCGCCTCCGAGAATGACGGCTGTGCCGCTGGTCAGTGTGGCGGATGTGGAATAGGAGCCGCCCACCTGCGCCAGCACGACCCTGCAGGAAACAGCATTGCTGCCGTTGAGGGCATATCTCCCGAATGTGACCTTCAGGCGGGCATAGGTACCGCCGGTATCGTCCTGTGCGCCGCTGCTGCTGCAGCGGTAGGCTTCGATGGTCGAAAAGTACGGCGCGCCATAGCTGTACACGCTGAACGAGGTGGATTTGGACGCTGTGCGGCCTCGGGTGTCGGTGACGGTCGCCGTGACCGTGATTGTTCCGGAGCGGTACAGAATTCCCGTGGTGAGTGCGTAGGAGGCCGCGCTGCCCACGGCAGGGTCTGTCGTGATGGAATAGGATTTGATGGACGAACCATATGCGCCAGATGCGCCGTCAATCGTCATCTTCGCCCGTGACTTGCCGTAAACGTAGATGCCCCAGCCGTTGATGGCCGCATTGCTGTTGATGGGACTTACGGTGATGCCGGAAATGGAAGGAACCACGCTGGCCGGAGCTGTGATTGTAAAGTTGTGTGTGGATGTGCCCAGCAGATTGCCGCTGGCATCCAGCGTCTCTAGGGTTGCCGAGGCAGTACCGCTGGTTGCAGACGGGATGGCGTTGAGCCAGTTCAAAGGGATGGTGTACGACACGCTGGAAACACCGGCAGCAACGGACTGCACATTGCTGTAGCTGCCGAATTTCCATGTGACCCTGTGGGAATAGGCAGAGTTGTAAGCGGTGATGTTCATGGTCGCCGCGCTGCCCGCAGCAACGGTCGTGGAAGCCAGTGCGCCGGTGCTCTGCAGATAGTCGAAGGTCAGCGTCATGGTCAGCGCGGTAATGCCGAGGTAATCGTAGCAATACCCGCCGCTGTAGGTGCCTCGCGTTGAAGGCACATAGATGATCAGGATGCGGTTACCCTCCATGAAGTAGGCGCGAAACGCAGCAAACAGGCTGGCATTTGAATTGGCGTTGAACGTCAGCGTCACGGTGCGGTCATAGGCTTCCTCGACGTAGATTTTGCCGATGGCGTCGCCGCGCATGGAGGCAATGGTACCTGAGATACTGGACTTCGCGGACTTGTAGAAGGTCAGATACTTGTTGCTGTCGCCGCCCGCCTTGGCGAAGGTGATTCGCATCTGGATCTGCGTGATGTTGATGTTGGACATCTCCAGCCCAGCCAGATCGGAGAAATGAATCGCACCCTCGTAACGGGTGCCTGAATAGACGCCCTGCCGGGCCTTGCCGCTCGACCATGAGCTGCCGGAGGCATACTTGAGTTCGGATGCGGTGACTGAAAATGTTGCCATGAATGCCCTCCTTACGCGCGCCACTTGAAGCCCACACCGGTGGGCGTGGTCACCATGTCCAGATAGCCGTTGGCAGAGGTGCCAATGGAAATCTGCTCCACGACCTCCAGACGCGTTACATAGAGTTTGTTATCGGAGAAGTAAGCCAGTTCCTTGCCGGATTGTACGAACGCCAGCCGCGTGTGGGTCAGGCGCATCTTGATGCTGGAGCTGCTGGCGCTCATGTCCAGATAGGGCGAGCCGTCCTCGTCGCCGAACACAAAAGACGAGAACATCGTGGAGATGCCCTGCTCCGCAGCGGTGAGCCGGTTGAAGGTGAGCGTAAGATCGGAGTCGTGCTGGGCCAGCTCGCTTCGGATGAGTTCGATTTCCGAAAGAGAGGCGAGAAATTCCTCTGCGCTGGCGAAACGTTCGGTCAGCCCCATTGCGTCGATCAGCGTAGTGACGCGCCCGTCGATGCCGCTGTCCAGTGCGGAAACCGTGCCGGAGAGTTGAGAGAGCTGCGCCGCATCATCCTCCGGGCTCGCGCTCCATGTGGTGGCAAAGCTGCCCTCCTCCAGCTTGATCTGTCGGAACTGTACGGTAACGCCGGTGGTGCTGCCGCTGACGCCCGCGTACAGATAAAGCGCCCAGTTGCCATTCGTCTCCGGCAGCATGAAATGCACCGCCTGTTTTCCGTAGGTGAAATCCAGCATGCCGGAGGTATGAACACTGCCGCTGTTCTGTTCAACCACTTTCCATGTTACACCGGCAGCGGTACCGGTTATAAGAATGACCTCTTTGACCGATAGCGTGTAGCTCATGCCGGGTGTCAGCTCGTCGGCGGCAACCCAGTATGCGTCTGAATCGTCCGCCGCGAGGGTGTAATCCGCGCTGTTTCGGATGAGATTCACGCCGCCCACGCTGAGATCCTCAAGGGCCGCGTCTACGCGCTGCGTGACGGTTGAACGAACGGACTCGTTGCTGGACAGATCCAGCGTCTCGCCAAATTCGCCGGACACATGGCTGGTCGTTATGGCTCCGGCTTTGATGTGAGATGCTTCGACAGCCCCGGCAGCGATCTTGTCAGCAGTAATGGCTCCCGCAGCAATATTGTTGGCAAGAATGGTTGCAGCAGCGATCTCATTGGCGGTGATTGCACCGGTGACGATGCGGTCTGCGGTGATGCTGCGCTGCGTCAGGGAGCCTCCGTCAATGGTGGTCTGAGACAGCTGCGCCGTGCCATTTGCTTCATTTATAGTGTAGACGATGGACTGGTCGCTGCCCACGATGATCAGGCGCTCCACAGAAAGGGTGCCTGTGGTGATGCGGTTGGCAGACAGTTCGACGATCTTTGCATCCGTGATGGATGCGTCCGCAATCTGCGCCGTACCGACTGCACCCTGTGCAATGAGCGCCGTGGTGATCGCACCCAGGGCAATCTGTGCGGTGTCAATGGTGGCGTTTGCGATCTGCGCATTGGTGATGGTGGCATTGGCAATCTTGGCAGCGGTCACGGCGAGGTCTTGTATTTTGGCGGTCGTGATAGAAGCGTCCTGCACCTTTGCCGTTCCCACAGAGAGGTCTGCGATCCGGGCCTCGTTCACGGCCAGCAGTGCAATCTTTGCCCTTGTAATGGCGGCGTCCTCAATATGGGCGGACTGAATGGCAGCCTGTTGGATTTTGGCAGAGGTAATGGTCGCATTCGCAATTTTCGCAGCAGTGACCGCCAGATCAGCGATCTTTGCCGTGGTAATTGCCGCGTCCGTAATATGGGCTTCAGTAATGGTTGCCAGAGCGATCTTCGCTGCTGTGATGGCCGCGTCTGCAATCTCTGCTTCCGTGATGGCAGCTTTAGCAATACAAGCCGCCGTAATAGTCGCCTGTGCAATCTTTGCCGCCGTGATTGTCGCATCTGCAATCTGTGCGTTGGTGATCTGTGCATCGCCGATGTGCGCCGTCTGAATGGCGGCATTGGCGATCAGTGCGGAAGTGATGGCTGCGGTTTGAATGTGGGCCGTCTGAATCGCCGCCATCTGCACCTGAAGGGAGCCAACCGAGCCGGACTGAAGCTGGCCGCTGCCCACGGAGTTAATGGCCAACTTGGAGCCGGAGATGATTCCGTTTGCCAGCTGACGTGCAGAGATCATATTGCCCTCAATGGTATCGGCAACCGTGCCCAGCGTCATGGCGGTGTACTTGCGGGTCAGGCAATCGTAGGTGTATTGCGTCACGCGCATGGACACTTCCACGCCGATGCGAGGGGCGATGGCCCGGACGCTGTCACCGAGATAGATGTTCTGAAGCGCAGCATACTGCGCATACTCCACGGTTTCGGCGCAGTTGACAAAATCCACATTCAGCGTGACCGTGGGCAGATCACAACCGGCGTCGTACTCTGCCTGAACCGCTTCCCGCATGGCGGTATAGCACTGCGCCTTGGTTTTCTTGTCATCGCCTCTGGTGACTTCCCTCGCATCAGAAACAGCGAGGTGCATCCATTTGGGCTGGATGTAGCTGCCAAGATGGGGACTGTCGATATACAGCTCCGGGAGATACAAAAGCTCGCCGTCCTTGTCCTCGCCGGTGGGCATGATGCGGGTGGTCACATTGGTCAGATCGACATCGTAGCTGATGCCCAGCAGATTCTTGCCCTGCCGGATCTGCACGTCCTTGTCATGTCCTATGCGCTTCACAACGAACACATCGAACCAGTCCCGCTGCAGTTCACCGGCATATTTGCCGACCACACCGTTTTCACCCAGCAGTGCCTCGACGGGATTGATGTTCACATACTCGATTTCTTCTGCTGTGGATTCCAGATCGGAATAAAAGGTGAAATCATGCTCCGTCTGACAGCCTGCGCTGATGCCCTGCACAACAGAAGCTCCCACCGTTGAAGAGGAGGGCTTGTAGGACTTGATCATATTGTCCAGCAAATCGTAAAACACATGGCGGGCGTAGACCGTGATCCTGTTCAGCTCAGGCACTATCCGGTAGACGCGAAAGGGTTGGTCGCGCAGCTGCCGGGACTCGATCACGCTTTCGGTCGCCGCAGCAGGGCTGGTCTCCGAGCGGACGAAGGTCAGATACTGCGAAGCCATGTAGCCATGCTTGCCGTCCGGGCAGGAAACCTCATACCACGATGAAGTGGTCTTGGCCAGCACGATTACTTCCGTACCCTTTTTGTACTTCGCCAGAATCTTATACCGTGTGCCGGTGCCGGAGCGCAGCCGCAGCGGGTCGCGCCGGGTAGACACACGATAAACATCTCTGCCTGTGGACGGCTGTGGAACAAGATCTACCTGTGGGGTCATGCCCAAAGGAACCGGGGCGCGAAGAATGCACCCCTCCACCAGCCGCCGCCATCTGCCCGCTTCATCCAGCGGATGCACCAGCGTCAGCTCGTACTCTCCGTTCAGCGTCTCAGTTACGGTGGCGGACTCTGGGAACACAGGCCCGATGCCATTGCTGGAGAAATCAGTGCAGTCCGCACCGTAGACACAGATCATGCGGCAAACTTCCTTCCTTTATAATAGATAACGCCAGTTGGGTTGAATGGTGATTGCGGTCACGTCGCCTGACCATGAGATGGCGTTCTGTCCCGGCATAAGCAACGGGAAATCGCCGCTCATCCTGCTGTTTAAGGAGGTGATACCGCTGTACGCCTCCTGAAGTTCGGAGTCGATGGTAATGTCGCCGTCCATATCAGACAATTCAATGATGTTCGTGCCGATCATGAACGTGATCTCGCCGCTACCGGTAATGGTGATGACCGGTTCAGAAGGAACGGTACCGGGATTTTCAACGATGGCAGTTGCTGCGTCCGCTGCTGCGAGAACGATGGGTTCCTGCTGTTCCACATTCCAGAAGGGCTTGCAGCGGAAGTTGATGGTAAACTGCCTGTGCGGATTGCCCCGAAGTATCTTTTCAAAGGGGATCTGATTGGCGATGGAGGCATAATAAAAGCCGCCCTCGTGGTCTGCGAAGGTGACTGTGCCGGAGCCTCGGAGCCAACCGGCAATGGCGGGTATTTGGGATGGATCGGAAATCACACAGGTACAGGAGAGGACAATATCATCATAGACATATTCCCCTTCCCGTGTGGTCAGGCTGCCCGCCCTGCCGGGAACGTTGGTGTGCGTGACGCGCTCTACAGGAATGGTGGGCGGGGGAAGCTCGGTCACATAGATTCCGTATTGCGTACAGCTCACGCCGTTCCATTTGAACCAGTTGTTCATGCCAATCTCAGTCCTTTCCCTCGCTGCTGTCTGCGGGTGAGTGTTGCAATCTCCACAGCCAGCGACCTGATGTCCTGTTCATCGCGCACCACCATCTGCTGCACCTGAATGGTCGAAGTCACATTCTGATTGTAGGTGCGCCGGTTGTCAGTGCTGCCCATGACAATGGTTCCCTCACGGGCTTCGCCGGTCAGGTAGCGGGACGCATTGCGGATGATCTGCGCCTGTTCCTTTGCTTCTTTTTCGATACCGAGGCCGAAGCCCTTCATGGCCTGTACGCCGACTTCATTTTCAAAAACCTGTGATGGCGAGTGGATTTTCAGCTCGGCCTTCGCAGCATTGACGGCTGCGCGGGCAGCGGAGCGCATGGCCGAGATCACGCCAGAGCGTCCGGCAATGATCCCGGCGCGAAGCCCTGCCATGGCATTTACGCCCGCAGATCGTAATGTGGCTGTCGTCAGACTTCCCCGGACGGCAGCTTCCACGTTGGCTGCCAAGGTGGTGGCATCCGGGGTGAAATCATAACCGGCCATGCCCACACCTACGCCCGCCGACACGTTTTCGCCGACCGGCTTCACACGAGTGGACGGACTGTGAATGCCCAGCGCAGTGTTGAGTGCGGTCTCCAGATTGCTGGCGACGGTTTCAGCGTACGTGTCAAAGCCCGCCTCGGTCATGCCTTCTGCGATACCGGCGGTCACGTTCTGGCCTATGCCGATTGCATCCAGCAGGTTGACCAGATCAAGGATGGCCTGCAGCTTGGCGATGGTATCATCCGAGAGTGTTTCGCCGCTGTTGATGGCAGCGATGGCTTCGGAGACGAATGCCTGAATATTGCCGATTTCCGTGGGGTCGAGATAGTTGGACAGGGTATTCTCCGCAGCCCAGCGGTCATAGCTGTTCATCCAGCCGCCCACGTTGAGCCACGAATTCATTTCATTGTCGATGCCCTGAAGGTACTCGTTCAGGCGTGTAATGTCTGTCAGGGTATCATCGCCGAACCATTTAGCGCCCAGCGAACCCTGATGCTCCACAGAGTTGAGCAGCGCGCTGGCTTTGTCCAGTGATTCAGCCGTACCTTCCACCACAGGGGTGATGAGAACGTGCATGGTGCCGTCCTTGTCATACACAAACAGCGTATCGGCAGTCAGCTTCTCAGCCGGGACGGCATCCACCGTAATCTGCTGACCGTTTTCATAGAACAGCACATTGTCGGCGTTTAGAACATCTACAGGATTGTCATAGACTTCACCCAGCCGGACGCGGCCCTCTACCTCGACGGGATTGTTCGTCACAAAGTCATTGTAGGCGGCGAGGTCATAGCCGGTGATGGACACCTTGATGCTCAGTTCAGGTTTGACGGCGTTTGTATCATCGTACTGAGCGATGTATGCGGTAAAGTCCTGAAGCAATGTGGATTTGTCGCAGCTGGTGGCCTCTGCAAACGAGGAAACGATGGCCTCCACCTGATCCGGTTTGAGAGCAGACACGTCAACACCCTCGGCCTCCAGATACTTGGCGACCATTGCAGTGATATTTTCAGGGGTTAACGACGTGGTTAGTGCACCGCCTTCCACCTCTTCATAGGCGAGGACGAAAGCAGTGATGCCGTCAGGAGTCAGCCCGGACATAGCCACGCCCTCTGTCTCCAGATAGCTGGAGATATATGCGGTGATCTCATCCGGCGTAAGCGCGGTTACATCCGCACCGGTCGCCAGCTCCTGATATGCGCTGACCATCGCGGTCACATTTTCAGGAGTCAGTCCCGAAACATCTGCGCCAGAGGTAGCTTCGGCAAAGGTTGCCACATAAGCGATCAAGCCGTCCGGGGTCAGCTCTGCTGTACTGGCACCTTCGGGGATTTCAGTATACTTGGAGATGAAAGCATCTACTTGGGGCTGAACCATGATGGTATTCTGATCTTCCGTATACTGCAAGATGACGGCATCGGTGGTGATCGCACCGGGGTTGGCGGCGAATTCGTCCCATCGCGCCTGTGCGCCGGTCATATCCAGATCGGTAGCAATGGTGAGCAGCTCCTCCGGCAGCGCCTCGCCAAACATGGCGGTCAGCCCCGGCAGCTCAATGTTGTGGTTGTTCAGGAAGGTCTGAATGGCAGCAAGCTGTTCAAGCGCGGTCGAAAAGTCGATCTCTGGGAACAGTGCCTGTACCTCGGCTTCCGTCATACCGCTGTCCAGCAGAGACTGGATCTGCGTAAGCATGGCGATATATTCCGTCAGCGCGCTCTCGTCCATACCGGCGGTCAAAACATTCAGTTCTTCCAACAGCGCGGGCTTATCCTCTGTGGATGCAGCGCTGTATTCGCGCAGCTTCTGTGTGAGCAGATCAACATCGGCGGCAGCTTGCTGGATGTCCTCCTGTTCCCATACCGGCATAACCACATCAGCCAAAAGCGCTGCGTATTCCAGCGCGGCACTTCGCCGGTTTTCATTGTACCGGGCGTTCAGATCGTCCATCGCAGCCTGACGCTCGGTACTATCCTCGATCATCTGAATGAGGGCATATTCCTTGTCATACTGGGTATCGATTTCCGCATTAACGGCGGCGAGGCCCTCGGCAGCTGCCAGCATGGCATTTTCATATACCGCAGCGTCCGCATCGCTCTGCCCACGGGCATGGGCGCGGGCGACCTCAGCCTCCAGCTTCTGGCGGATGGTATCAAAACCGTCCACGTCATCCGGGGACAGCTTGTACTTCACTTCAATGGCCTCGCGGGTGTCGATTAGCTCCTGAAGCCTGATCTGATCCGCTTCGGTGAAATAGCCATTCTGACGCTTCTTCAGGAGAGCTTCGATCTCAGCATCCAGAGAATCCAGCGTTTCGATGTCTGCGGTGAGCTGATCGACGACGCCGGTATAACCGGCATTTTGGGCATCGGTGCGCATTTGCACAAGCTCAGTCCGGGTGGCGGCGGTGAGGGCCTTGAAGGATTCCGTCCATTCGGACACGATCTCATCTGATTCTTTCTGACCATCCGTCCACACGGAAAGAAGCCCGCTCATCCAATCCTGCGCAGACTGCACTTCGCGGGTGAAGTCAGATTCAGACATACCGAAGAAGGACAGACCGTCGCCGCCATAGAAGGTATCGGCAGAGGTATTCTTCCAGTTTTCAGCGGTTTCAGCCATGCCCTCCAGCGCCTCACGGGCTTGCTTTGCGCCGGATACATAATCCCAAATGGCGATGGTAGCGGTGACGGTGGCCGCAGCGATGGCAACCCATACAGCCGGGGACTTGCCCAACACGGACATGAAGCCCTTGAAGCCGCCGCCTGCCTTTCCCACAGCAGTGGAAAACTTACCGATGCCTGTGGAAACTACGCTGATGCCTTTGGTGATTTTAGAAAGACCCAGCACCACCGGGCCGGATGCGGCAGCAATGGCGGCGAACTTCATCAGTTGCATGCGCTGAGCCTCGTCCATATCCATGAACTTGTCCAGCAGCTCGTCTGCGCCCTCGATCAGGTTGTCGATGGTGGGATTGAGATCGTCGCCAAGGGTCTGTCCGAACAGCACAGCCTTGTTCTTCAGGTTGGTCAGCTTGCTGGCAGTGGTTCCATACCGCTTTCCGGCTTCTTCGGTCAGTGCAGTGTTTTCATCCCATGCTTCATTGGCGGTGATCTGCGTTTCGGTGAACAGCTCGTTTGCGTTGACGGCGCGGAGCAGCGTATCGCGCAGACGTACTTCGATGATGCCGATCTCCTGAAGGGTAGCGATGGCGCTCATGCCCTCGTCATCCATTTGTGCAAGGCCCTCGATGAACGCCTGAAACGCGCCCGCAGGATCAGTGTCCCACAAAGCCTTGAACTGTTCAGCGGTCATGCCGGACACCTTGGCAAAATCATCCAGCGCCTCGCCGCCGGTTTCCGCAGCAACCTCCATTTTGACGAGAGCCTTGGAGAAAGCGGAACCGCCCATCTGAGCCTCAATGCCGACTGAGGACAGCGCGGTGGCAAAGCCGAGAATCTGTGCTTCGGAGAGGCCAACCTGTTTACCGGCAGCCGCCAAACGCATCGACATCTCCATGATGGCAGATTCGGTGGTCGCGTAATTATTGCCGAGATCGACCAGCGTCGCGCCGAGGTTGCCAAACAGCGACTGATCCATGTTCATGATGTTGGCGAACTTCGCCAGCGTGGATGCAGCCTGATCAGCAACGATGTCGGTGGAATTGCCGAGGTCGATCATGGTGCGGGCAAACTCAATCAGGTGATCGTTTTCAATACCCAGCTGACCGGCGATGGCGACGACTTCGGCGATATCATCTGAAGAGGACGCGACCACGGTAGACATGATTTTAATCTCATCGGAAAGCTGTGCAAACTCCGCTTCGGTGGCATCGACCGTTTTGCGGACAGAGGTGAATGCCGATTCATAAGAAATGGACGCTTTGACCGCCGCAGTCCCCAGCGCCACAATGGGCGTGGTCATGGTGGTGGTAAGCGTCCTGCCCACGGTATTCATCATTTTGCTGGCCGAATCACATTTCTTCCCGAAGGATTCCAGCGACTGGCCCGCAGCCGTCCACAGCGACTGCGCTGTTTTCAGGGCTTGGTTGCATTCCTCAATGGCGGCGCGGGTTTCTCGAACAGCGGCTTTTGCGTTGTTGAGCGCGGTTTCCGCATCGGTAACGGCATCGTCAGCCTGACGGATGAGATCAAGGTCGCCCGCATCATAGGCGGCCTCGAGCTGATCATTCGCTGCCCGGAGCGCCTTTTCGTATGCGATGACAGAATCTTCCTGCAATTCCAGCTTTTCCCGAAGCATAGTAAGCTTCACGGACAGGCCAGACACAGAAGTATTCATGTCCTTGATGCCCGCAGTAGCCAGCCGGAATTTGCTCTGGGCGAGACTCATGTACTTGCCCAGCATGGTGATTTCCTGCTTACTGTCAGAAATGGCATCCCCGGCTGATTTCCAGTTTGTTTGGGAAAGGCGCAGCGCCTTATTGCATTTGTTGATTTCTGCCTCGGTGTTGCGAACAGCAGCCCGCGCCATGTTCAGGTTTGCACCGGTAGTGCTGACCGCGTCAGCAGCGTTCTGCATGGATTTCTTCAGAGCAGTATGCTGACCAGCCAGTTTTTTGACTTCCTGTACAGATTCCCGGTATTCGCCCTTCAGTGCGTCCAGATTCGCCCGTGCAGCAATGGTCGCAGAATGTGACTCACCGAGGTTTTCGGAGTAGTTTTTGACCTGATCCGCTGCAAGGCGTACCTGTTCTTTGAGTGCCTGTTGAGCAGTCCGGGCATCATTAAGCCGACGAGAATACTCTATTTCACGATCACTGCACTCAGCAAGTTTTGCATCCGCAGCGTCCAGTGCACGGGCGTACTGATCGACAACATCCTGCTGGAGTTTCATTCTCCGCTGCAATGTGTCCAGCTTGGTGGTGAGCCCTGTGGTGGTGGTTTCAAAATTCTCCACACCGGCAGCGGCCAGCTTGAAGCGCGATTCTGCCTCCTGTATCTGCTTGTTGACGGACTTGATGTTTCGGGTGAAATTATCAGATTCCAGCGACAGCGATACGACAAGATCGCGGAGCGTTTCGCTCATCAGGGTTCACCTACCTTCCATAAAATACCATTGACGAAATGAACAACATGGTTTATACTTTGTATAAACATAGATGAAGGAGGGCTGCAAATGCAGGTACAGCTCAAAACTTGGGGAAATAGTCAGGGCATTCGATTTTCCCGCGAATTCCTCGCATCGGCGGGCATTCAGCCAAACGATGTGCTTGTCGCTGAGGTTGATAACGGTAGAATCATTCTCAGCAAGAGTTTTCAGCATCGCTCCCTTCAGCAGAGAGCCGCAGCCTATGGCGGCAAGCTCAACCTTTCCGAAGAAGTGTCTTGGGGCGAACCGCAGGGAAATGAGGTGTGGTAATGGCAGCCATTGAACAGGGCGACCTTCTGAAGGCGGAGGGCATTCAACATCCCGTCATCGTTGTCAGCAACAACTTTTTCAACGAAAGCGGAAAAGCCATCGTTTGCCCGATCATGAAAAAGGCAGTCCCCAGCCCGCTGCATATTGAACTGAAGGACTCTGCAGTAGAAGGCTTTGTGCTGTGCGAACAGGTACGCTATCTGGATCTGGCCAGCCGTCGATATTCCAAACTGACACAGACGCATTATTTTGACATTATGGACATCTCGGATGCTGTGGTCAGCATGTTTGAATACCAGTAATTACACAGAAGGTTTCATATTGCTCCATACCTCATCGATGCATCGCCGTTGGGGCTGGTTCTTTCTCTGGTCATTCCGGGCATTCCATGCGCGGATACGCAGGAAACCGAGCATATCCATGCTGTCAATTTCGTTCATGCGCCACCCGCCCTCCAAAAGGGAGTTGTAGGTGGAATAGATGAAGTCGGGCAGCGTCAGAACAGAGGAATCTCCTCCGACTCCGTTTCCGGAGCCGCCGTCTGCGCTGCCTTCGTAGGGAACTCGTTCAGAATAGAAGTGGTCTGTGTCTGTACTGCCATGAGTGCCAGCGCAATATCGTGCATCAGGCGATCCACAGGATACAGATCAAGCATATCGTCCGGCGTGAACTGATTGCCAAACAGCACGCAGAACCATTTGATCATCACGTCCATCGCATCGCCGATGGAGATGTCCTCCACGCCCTCAATCTTTTCGCCCTTCACGGCGGCGTTGGATACAGCGACGATCTTGGCATACATCTTGGCAGCGGGTTCCATTTCGCGCAGCGCCCTGCCGGTCACATAGTCGATGGTATATTTCTTATCGCCCAGCGTACAACTGATCATGTTTCAACACTCCTTTATATAGGTAGAAAAGCACACCCCAGCGGGAGGAGTGTGCTTCGTTGTCATACGGCAGTGGTGAAGGTGGGTTCGTATACCGACTGAAGGAAGGTCGCGCCCTTCTCAGCGGTGAAGCCGTTTTCATTTTCATCGGCGACCGCCTGATAACGACCGTCATGCGTGCGCTTGATGGCGACCCATTCCACCTCGCCGGTCTGGCGGGTAACGGACGTACCCTCGCGGGTGGCGTAGGTTTCGGTGACCGGCTTGGCGCGAACCTTGAACAGCCAGATATAGCGATAGGAGCCGTTGGTCTTTTCGGACTTGAAGCCGACTGCGAAGTACGGAGGCTTGTCGGACGCGGTGCGAATGAGAACGCCGTTGTCATCCACCTTGTTGCCGAAGATCATTTCCTGAATGGTCAGCGGAATATCGGCCATCTTGGTCTTGAAGGCTAGCTGTGGGTCGGGATACAGGACGTCGAATTCCACATCATCCGCGAATTGCACGTCAGGATCTGCGGACTCTGGCGTGATGGACGCTTCGATTGCGCCCGCCATGAGTTGAAGTTCGCCATAGGTCAGCGTGGTTTCAGTATCCTCAGTCAGTGGCGCGATGACAACATTTTTCAGGCCAACCGTGGAGGCGACCTGCGGGGATGCGGTGGGAGTAGCCATAGGGTGTGTCCTCCTTATAACTTGTCGATGGCGTCCCGCAGCCCATCCCGGATGATCTCATAGGCTTCATCCTGACGGATGTCGTAGGCGGGACGGATGAATGGGTGTGCGGGCGCAGGAGCTGGGCCGCCGTGGCCGTACTCGACCGGGGTGGCATAGTATGCCTTTTCCTTGCGATGGACACCGATGGTGATGCGCTTGCCGCCGGTGCGGCGTTTGCGTACAGGGCCGATCTGGATGGAACGATGAAGTACGCCGGAGATGATTTTGGGGTTGCTGGAGGCATTGGCTTTCGCTTGATCGTGGATTGGCTTGGCGGCATCCTGCAAGATGCGCTTGGCAAGAGGTGCACCCGCGCCGTCCGCGTCCATAGCGGATGCCATCTGCGCGATGTCGGTCATCAGCTCAGAAAAGCCCTGTGTTTCAAAGGGCATCCAACATCACCTCCTCGTACAAACACCACGTCCATTGGACGGTGTACTGCTTGGTGGCGGTATCGTAGCTCGGCTGATTATAGCCCTTATCGCTCTCTTCCACAATGGAAAACCCGGCTGCATACATGGCGCTGCGGATGCGGGCGGCCATGGCAGTCGGGTCGATGTCGCTCCAAAGGTTCAGGTAGACGAATGTGCGAAAGGCCGTGACATGATCGTCATAGTGTGCAGCCTCGGTGGTTGTAGACGAGTACACCACATATTGCGGCGGCGGGTTCTGGCTGGAAGTGGTCGGTCGCCATACGCCCGCCATGACAGGGATGCCAATCCCGGCAAGTGCGGTTTGAACGGCTTTCATCCGCTGACACCTTCCGCGATGGATGCCTTGAGTCCAAGATAATTGTTTCGGAAACCGTACTCACCCAGCGTGGAGATGTACCACTTCCGACCACGAAAGCGTATCCACATACCGGGAACCACATCGGTGCGATACCGAATGGTGAAGTTGATGACGGCCTCGGTGTTCATCACGTCAGCGGCGCGATAATGCTGGTTACCGGCATCGATGACCGCTGCCCACACCTTGCACAGCACCACGTCTGTCGGCTCCGGGTATCCGTTTTCATTGATGTTGTTGATCGTGTGTCCAATCTCCACCAGATGCCGGAGGTCTCCCGGATGCGGGTCGGATTCAAAATTCTTATAACCGCGCAAGCGGAATCACCTCCTCAGAACATCTTCAGTGGGTCACGATACGGATACAGAAGATTTTGGAACGCCATGCGCATGGTCAGGTACACCTGTCTGTCCGGGTTGTCCCGGTTTTCGTAGAAGTGGCTGACCATGAGCAGAACCGCCAGTCGCACAGGCTCCGGCGCAGGATCAGAAAACTGCACCCGGCAGTAATCCTCCGCTGCGGCCTGCGCCTGTGCGATCAGACTGCCGATATACTCGTCCTCCTCGTCATGCTGGATGCGCATATGAACCTTCACTTCATCCTCGGTGACGATCATGGCGCATCACCTCACTCGGCGGGTTCAGCAGCCTCGGCCTCCATGATGCCCGCCGCCTTGAAAGCGGAGAGCAGCGCATTGAAGTCCTCGCGGAGAGCTGCGACGGTGGTCGCTTCGCTTTCCGCGACGAAGGGCAGCTTTACGGCGGGTGCGGGGTCGAACAGGCCCTCTGCGCCTTCCACGACGGCTCCGGGCAGGAAGGTCAGTTTGCCGCCGACGATCCATTCGTTGCCGCCGTGTGCGTGATAATTTCGGGTAGAACTGGACATGAAAAATCCTCCTCTTCACTCATATCAGGCCGCCTTCATCTGGAGGCATTTGACGGCCTCGGGCAGAATCAGCTTGCCATCGACACGCTCACTGGACAAGAAACCGACCTGACCATTGGGCGCGTACAGCTCGTTTAGCCTCTGGAAACGGCGGCCTTCACGGTCGGCGATCCAGTAGTAGTGCATATCGCCAAACAGGATGGGCTTGGCACTGCCCTCCAGCGTGGGAACAAAGGACGAGGTGTACACGGGGCGGTTCAGGATGGTGTCGGGCGTACCGGCGGTCACAGAGGGCTGCCAGATATAATCGCCGTTACCATTCTTCAGCTTGCGCAGGGCCTTGACGGTCGAATCGTTCATGATGAACACCGCGCTCTTGCGGTAGGGAGAGCGCAGGGAGTAGTACAGATCCATGACCTCGTCGAAGGTGATGGCAGTCGCGCTGGCGGCAGTCACGCCGATCTCCGCGCCGCCCGTGGCGGACAGGATGCCGGTGGGCTTGCCTACGCCATCGCCGACGAAGAACGCCTCTTCCTCGGCTGCGCCGATGCGGCGGGCGAACTCGCGGGCGATATAGCTGGGAACGTCGAACACGGAGTCGTGCAGCAGCTCATCGGACACCTTGATCATGGTTGCCAGCTTATACGCGCTGATGGAAATCTGACCGAAGGTGTCATCGCTCTCAGGGTAGGCGGCGTTTTCATCAATCCACGCAGCAGTACCCTTGGACACCGCAACGGGAATCTTGCGGTCGCCGGAGCTGGTGGAGATGACGTGCGCCAGCTGACGGAAGATGTTCTGCTCCTGAAGGGCTTCGATCAGGGTGCGCTGGTACTCGTCGGGAACGAGATAGCCGCCGTGTTCATCCTCGCCGATGCGCAGGACGTTGTACACGTCGGGATGAACAGCCTTGTCGCGCATCACGCGCCAGAAAGCGGTCTTATACTCGTCGGTGGCAGTGGCCTTCTTGGGCGCGGGCTTGCCGTCCGGGGTGTTGGGCTTGTCGGCGATGACGCGGGCAGTGGGACGATCCAGCTCCAGATCGAGGGCCTCCTGACGCTCCATGCGTTCGATGGTCTTGCCCATCTCAACGACGTCGGCCTCCATCTTGTCATAGGTGGCAGAGTCCTCGGCGGACAGAAGACCGTTGGCGTCCTGACGGGACTCGACAAATGCCTTGGCGGTTTCCCACAGCTTCACGCGCTTTTCGCGCATCTTACGGATTTCACTCATAGTTGATTCCTCCATTAGTAGGTGTATTTCAGCCGTGCCAGCCTGTCCATGAGGTTGGCAGCGTTGATGCGGTTCTCGGGTTCCGGGGCGGGAGACGCAGGATTGGCAGCGGGTTTTGCGGGCAATTCAGCCCTGATCTTGTCCAGCAGACAATTCATGACCGCCTTGCGGGCAAAGCAGGAGCCGGTAGCGTAGAACTGTGCATCCTCTGCAACCGGCTTATCGTCTGTGAACAGGATTTCATCGCAGAAGCCCAGCTCCTTGGCCTTGACTGCGTTCATCCACGTCTCATCGTTCATCATGTGGCTCAGCCGGGTACGGGACATGCCGGTTTTCAGCTCATAGGCGTTGATGATGGATTCCTTCACTTCATCCAGCAGCTGCGAAGCGCGGCGCATTTCTGCGCTGTCGCCCATAGCAATGGTGAAGGGATTGTGAACCATCATCATGGAAGTGGGACTCATGGTGACCGTGCTGCCCGCCATTGCAATGACGGAGGCGGCGCTGGCTGCGATGCCGGTGATCTTGACCGTCACATCGTAGGGGTATTCCATGAGCATGGTATAAATCTGCGAAGCCGCGATGGTGTCGCCGCCCGGTGAATTGATGGACAGGGTGATCGGGCCGTCCTCGGCGAACAGCTCCTGCCGGAAGGCTGCTGGCGTTACCTCATCGCCGTACCAGCTTTCCTCCGCGATGGTGCTTTCCAGTAGCAGAGTACGGTCGCCCTGTTCGTTTTTCACCCAATTCCAGAACTTCTTCATTTGTGTTTCCTCCTATCTTTGCTGCCCGGATTAGGCGGATCGGTGGGCGCGGGTTCAGGTGTGGTCTTGCTTTCCGGGGTTGCGGGCGCGTTAACCAAGCTGCTGCCCGCAAGGGAAATGGGAATCATATTGCCGTTGATGAGGTAGGCATTGCCGCCCTCTTCATCGCTGATCGGGTTGAGGTTCTCCAGATCGCGGATATCGTTCGCGCTCATCCATCCGTTCTGGCGGGCAATGGCATAGCCTTCCATCCTTGACTTGTAGTCGCCGCGCATCAGGCCATCCAGATTGATCTGCACATAAAAACGCCCCTTTTCCGTTTCCGGGATCAGGGCTCGGTTCATGGCCTGTTCCATGCGAACGAGCCATGGGCGGATCGTATGGATGGCGAAGTCGATGGAGCTGTGTTCGATATTGGAGAAGGTAGCGCGGGACAGGTCTGCCACCATGTGCGGAGGCACACGGTAGATGCGACAGATTTCCTCCACCTGAAAGCGGCGGGTTTCGATGAACTGAGCCTCGTTATTTGGCATAGACAGCGGCGTGAACGTCATGCCCTCCTCCAGCACTGCTACGCGGGATGCATTGGATGAGCCGCCGTATGCGCTGTTCCAACTGGCCCGGAGCGCAGCGGGGTCTTTCACGGTATTGGGATGCGTCAATACGCCGCTGGGCCGTGCGCCATTGGAGAAGAATTTCGCGCCGAACTCCTCTGCGGCAATGCCGAGGCCGACTGCGTTTTTCTCGATGGCGATGGGCGAGTAGCCGACGATGCCGTCGAAGCCAAGACCGGGAATGTGCAGCACGTCCTCCGACTTCATCAGAAACTGCTTACCGTTGCTGTCGGTATAGGTGTAGGTCAGCTTGCCCTTGCTGTCCCTGTCCACCTCCATCTGATCCGGCTGCAGTGGGTGGAGGCTGACCACATGATCGCGCCCAGTGCGGATAATTTGACAATATGAGTTGCCCCACAGCAAAAGGTGCGCCATCATGGTTTCCCGCAGGATAAAGCTGGTCATCTCCAGATTCGGTTCATCGTGCAAAAGCCGGTACAGCGGATGCTCGGTGGCCTTCCGGTTGCCCGCTTCTGTGTGTTCGTACACATGGATAGGCAAGGAGGCGATGGTTTCGGAGATCACGCGCACACAGGCATATACCGTGGACATCTGGATTGCCGAGGAGGCTGTGACCGATTTGCCGGACACGCTGCTGCCAAAGGAGAATGACGGCGCAGAGCTGACTGCATTCTGCGGTTTGGGCTTGTCCCGTGCACGGGTAAAACGAGCGAATGGATTCTTCATAAAAACCTTCGAAAAAGGGTGCAAAAAAAGCACCTCATTGCTGAGATGCCTGATAATGCGAGTGTCAGCCGCGTTTTTGATTGCGCAGACGATGGAGCACTCGCCATATTTCTACTGTTTTGGTCTCTTCGTTCACGACATAGTGGACATTGTAGTTCTTCACGGGGAAGAACCTGACTTCACGCTTCATGGCGTACAGCGTATGGTAAATCGGAAATCGATACGGCATTTCCTTCAGTTTTTGGACAGCTTCATCTACCTCATCTGCCAGCTCCATCGCAGCGTTCGGGGCGCAGAGTTCGACAGCGATATACATTACCGCTTCTTCCAGCTGGCGACGGGCGGTCGGAAGGTACACAACCTTATACATTCTGCACAGCCCTGATTTTTGCACGGAGATCAGCCATTACATCGTCATGCGCATACCGCTCGGTTGTGGTTTCTGATTCCAGTTCAGCAGCACGCAGCTCACGCATCACGCCCATCTCATACTGAATGCTCTGATACTCTTCATAAGCCATGACCACCATATCGCCATAGCCATTCTTGGTCAGGATGACAGGCTCTCTCGTTTCATGAACGGTGCGGGAAATATCTGCAAAGCTATTGCGCAGATCAGACACAGGTCGAATCTGAGACATGCGATCAACCTCCTTCATAATTGCTACTCTAATTTTAGCACAATTATGCTAATTTCGCAATGACAAATTCAGTTAAAGCCCGCTGCCTGTCTTGCGGTCGTGATGCTTCTTGCACAGGGGCTGCCAGTTTCCCTGATCCCAAAACAATGCCTGATCCCCGCGATGGGGAATGATGTGGTCTACGATGACGGCGGGCGCAATCTTGCCCTCCTTCAGACAGGCTACACACAGCGGATTGCGCTGCAAAAACAGCCCGCGTGCTTTCCTCCACTTTCCGTCATATCCGCGCTCGGCGGCGTTCTCACGGGCGTAAAGTGCGCGATGCTTTTCGCAATACACTTCATGGGACAGGTTCGGACAGCCCGGATGGCGACAGGGCTGGGGTGGTTTTCTTGGCATGGAACCACCTCACAGCACCAACAGACCGCGATGGTTGTACACGGAATCGGTGTTCGCGTTTTTCATCGCTCTGTCCATCGCCATGACCAAGGCAACTGCGCCGTCCACCTTCTCGGTGCTTTTTTCCTTGTCGATCTTCACATTGCCAGCAGGGTCGGTGCGGACGAATGCGTTGTCCATGTTCCATCTGAGGACAGGATGCCCGCCGTGGTTGACCTTCCGCTCCAGCACAAGGCGCATCAGCTCCTTGGTGGGCGGGGACATATCACGGTAGCCCTGACCAAAGGGAACCATGGTAAATCCGTCATCCTCCAGCGCCTGAACCATCATGCTGGAATTCCAGCGGTCATAGGCGATTTCACGGATGTTGTAGCGTTCTCCTAACTGCACGATGAACTGCTCGATATGACCGTAGTGAACGACATTGCCCTCCGTGGTCATAATGAAACCCTGCGCAGCCCACTTGTCATACATGACATGATCGCGGCGGACGCGCAGAGAAAGTGTCTCCTCAGGTAGCCAGAAGAATGGCAGCACAGTGTATATTTCGGAACCGTCCGTGGGCGGGAACACCAGCACCAATGTCGTAAGATCTGTGGTGCTGGAAAGGTCGAGACCGGCGTAACAGACGCGGCCCTCCAGCTCGTAGGGATTGACCACATCGCCGCATTCGTCCCACTTGTCCATGGGCATCCAGCGGACGGACTGCTTGACCCACTGATTCAAGCGCAATTGCCTGAACATATTTTCATCAGCGGGTGTTTCCAGTGCTTTGTGGTAGGCATCGCGCACCTTATCGATGGTGATGGTGTGTCCGAGGGAGGGGTTGGCTTTGTACCAATTCCCCTCGTCCTGCCAGTCGGCTTCGTCCGGGAGACCGAACAGAACCGGGTAGAAGCGTGGGTCACCCTTCCGGCCTTCCAGTATATCCAGCGCCTTTTGATGGACTTCCCAACAGATGCTGTTCCTGTCGGTACCGGCGGTGGTCAGGAAGAACCACAGTGGCTGCTTTCTTGCATCGCCGGAGCCCTGCGTCATAACATCGTACAGGGCGCGGGTCGGCTGGGTGTGCAGCTCATCAAAGATACAGGCGCTGACGTTGAGGCCGTGCTTGGTGGCGACCTCAGACGAAAGTACCTGATAAATGGAGCCTGTGGGCTGATAGACCATGCGCTTCATGGAGGGAATGATCTTGATGCGCCGCGACAGCGCTGGGGACTGCTTCACCATATCGACGGCAACGTCGAACACGATGGCGGCCTGTTGACGGTCGGATGCGCAGGAGTAGACCTCCGCTTTCCATTCATCGTCATTCACCAGCATATTGAGTGCCAGCGCAGCGCCCAACTCAGATTTACCATTTTTCTTGGGGATCTCGATATAGGCGGTATTGTACTGGCGCATGGTAGGATCGTCATCGCGGACAGTCCCGAAAACATCCCGGATGATCTTCTCCTGCCACGGCAGCAGCTTGAAGGGCTTGCCATGGAACTCGCCCTTGGTGTGCTTCAGGCATTCGATGAAGCCGGTGACGCGGCGTGCTTTTCTCTCATCAAACGCCATCCGCCCAGCCTCCTTTCAGCAGCTTCTCCATAGGATCTTCGGAAATGCTGTCCTCCGCGCTGCCATTGGCGGCAATGATGCGGGCGCGGGTGGCCGGGGTCAGGCCAAACTCCGAGCAGAAGGACTGCATAATTTTCAGATTCTGCTGGGCGATGGAGACCTGTGGTACCTGTTGTACATAGCCGGATGGAGTCTGGAAGATGGAGCCGTGCTTGGTGATGAACTCCTCCGCTTCTTTCCATCGGGCGTAGGCTTGGCAATAGCCCTCAAAAGCTGTCAGGTCAGCCATCGTAAGCACACCCATCGCTTCAAGGGAGGGAGCCAGACGCTTCCATTCCTTTTTTGCCTCAGGCAGCAGCCATGTGGGGCATTTGATACTGCCCTTGGGAGGTACCGGCTCATTTTCATTCAGAGGGCGTTTGCCCGGATTGCCCTCAAGGATTTTCATAGCCGTGGGCTTCGGCTTTCGGCCTCGCGTAGCCATGCGGCACACCTCCCTTCCACAAAATCAGCGATCTCATTTGACAATTTCGTCATAAGAAAACTCCTGTCCATCACGAAGCACATGAACAGGAGCATCGGGGTACTCAGCTTTGAAGCGTTCAACGATGACGCTGGCGTACTTCGGGTCAAGTTCCATCGTCCGGCAGATGCGGTCGGTCTGCTCACAGGCCATGAGTGTGGAACCGCTGCCGCCAAACAAATCCAGCACAACACCATTCGGCGCAGAGCTGTTTTTGATGGGATAGGCCAAAAGCGGAATGGGCTTCATGGTCGGATGCTGGGCGCTTTTCTTGGGTTTGTCAAAATTCCAGACGGTGGACTGCTTGCGGTCAGAGAACCATTTATGCTTGCCATTGGGCAGCCAGCCGTACAACACAGGCTCATGCTGCCACTGGTACGGAGAACGGCCCAGCACAAGGCTGTTCTTGACCCAAATGCATACACCCGAAATGTGGAAGCCGGCCTCTTTGAATGCTCTGCGGAAGTTGAGCCCTTCGGTGTCCGCATGGAAGATATAGGCGCTGCCGCCCTCAGCCATGTGGCTGGCCATGTTGCGAAACGCCACCAGCAGGAATTCAAAGAATGCGGTATCGCCCATGCTGTCGTTCTGAATGGACTTACCATCTGCGGATTCATACGCGACATTGTAGGGCGGGTCGGTTACGACGAGGTTGGCTTTCAAGCCATCCATGAGCAGATCCACGTCAGCAGCGCTGGTGGAGTCGCCGCACACCATACGATGGCGTCCTAATGTCCATACATCGCCGGTCTGCACGAAAGGCTGCACCTCATCCGGGTCGATCTGGCAATCATCGTCCTTGATATCCTTATCATGAACCTGAGAGAACAGATCATCGATTTCGGCACAGTCGAAGCCGGTGGCGTCCATGTTGTAGCCAGAGAGCTGGAGATCATTGAGCAGATCTGCGAGGGAGGTAGGCTCCCATTCGCCGACCGCTTTGTTCAGTGCGATGTTCAGCGCCTTTTCGTCTTGCGGGTTTTCGATGTGAACGACCACGCAGTCAATTTCCGTTGCGCCCTCGGCGATCAGCACCTTGTAACGCTGGTGACCACCCACGATGTTGCCTGTGACTTCATTCCAGATGACAGGATCGACATAGCCGTGGGCTTTGAGGCTGGTCTTAATCTTCTCATACGCCGGGTCGCCGGGTTTCAGGTTCTTGCGGGGATTGTATTTCGCCGGTTTGAGCATATCGACCGGGAGACGTTTGATGTTGATGTTCGTGTTCATGTGTACCTCCATGTCATTTGTCAGAGTTATCCAGAAGTTATCTTGATATCCGGGAAACTCAGAGGTAATATCCCCATGGCTGCGGGTGGGATAAACCACCGAGCATGAAAGGAAATGTATATGGATCAGAAAGTGTTGAACCTTCTTGCAACGGTCTCTGCTGAGTTTTACGCACTAGGAGATGACGAAAACTCGGGAATGGTTATGGCAGCGGTCGAACGGCTGGTAGATGCTTACGGCTTACCACAAGAAGCACTCGATCAGGCAAACGCAGTTTTCATATCGCTTCGTGATTTGTCGATAGAGAACATTCCTGATACGCGGCTGCCAGAAGAAGTCGAAAAATGCTTCGATGCCATGAGCGCGGGTGCCAAGGAACTGCGGGCAAGAGCAAAGCTGCTGACTGAATGCATTGAACTATTGAGAGATTATTGGTCAAAACACAATACGAAGCGGGAGTGATCACCTATAAAAGCAAAACACGGTCGATTCAGCGCCTTTCGGGGCGCTTTTCCTGTTTTTGGGCCTCAATACCCCCACCCCTGAATTTTGCGGAGGTTTACGCGAGACTGGGCCGCGGTCTCCTAATAGCGTCGCGCAGGGATCGGAGGCCCCCCTTGGGGCACAGACTTCTCCAGAGCAAAGCACGAAAGCCGACTGCGGCGGTCGGACTTCTCCAGAGCAAAGTGCGAAAGCCGACTGTGCCGGTGGGACTTCTCCGAAGCAAAGTGCGAAAGCCGACTGTGCCGGTGGGACTTCTCCGAAGCAAAGTGTGAAAGCCGACTGTGCCGGTGGGACTTCTCCGAAGCAAAGTGTGAAAGCCGACCACGCCGGTAGGACTTCTTCGGAGCAAAGTGGGAAAGCCGACTGCGGCGGTCGGACTTCTCCGAAGCAAAGTGCGAAAGTGTACCCCGCGCGAACTTTCGCAAAGCAAAGCGCAGAAGTGTACCCCGGCGCGGGCGGGCGGCGCGGCCCCGGAAAAAGGCCCCCAGCGCGAAAAAAACCGGCCACGGCGCGGCGGCGGGCGGTGGCGCGGCGAAAAAAGGCTTCTTCATATGCGCGTAGGGTGAACCCCGCGCGGCGGGGACGTATCCTGAATTACGCAAAAACGACGCTGTTTCTTATCTTGCCTTTTCGGGCAAAAAGAGCGAAGATGCCCTTGCGCCGGAAAACCGGCCCCGCGGCGAAAGCCCCGGCGGCACCCCGGCCAGCCCCCGCCGCCCCGCGCGGCCCCCCAACGACCGTGACCGGCTCCCGGCCCGCCCGCAACCAGCGGCGCGGTTTCGGCCCCGGCGACCCGCCCCAGCCAGCCTACTCGAGAGGGCTCTCTGGGTGCCCACTTCGACCGAACCTCCCTGCCGGGCGCCCGGCGGGGAGCCCCGAAAAGGAAAACGGAAAGGAGGAACCCGGAATGCCCCGCGCACCACCACAGCTTTGACCACCACTCCGCCTGACGATGGCTGGGAGGGCTCCCAGCCGAAACGTGCCCCGCGTCGCGGAAAGCCCACGGGCTACCCAACTAAAACACAGGAGGTCTCTCACCATGAAGCAGGAAGTCAGAATTGCCTTCGCCGCCGCAGGCGCAGCCAAGGCCGCCGCACAGGCCGCCGTAGCAGCCACCAACCTGCTGTACCACGACCCATCCGCATGGGCCTTCGCCGACGAGGCGTACTGGCTCTGCCACACCGCCGCCAAGGCCGCCGAAGCCGCAGCCGCCAATCTCTGCCCGGAGTGGGCCGAGAACGAGGTCGGTGTGGCCGCCGCCTACGCCGCCGCGAACGAGGCTGCGACTGACGCACAGGAAATGGCCGACGAACTGGTCTCCCTTGCGGAGGCCGCTGGACACACAATCCGCCGCTGAATAGTGGCGGATGTTTTTTTAGGAGGACTTTGCCATGAAAGACCAGACTTTCGGTATCGAGATTGAGATGAACCACATCTCTCGCGCCAATGCGGCACAGGTCATCGCTGACCATTTTGGCACGACAGTCACCCATGTCGGCGGTACCTACGACACCCGGCGCGTGCCAGACGACATTGGTCGCCGCTGGAAGGTAGTGTACGACTCCAGCATCAGCGGCCCGTGGGAGGAAAAAACAGAGGTGGTCAGCCCCATCTGCCGGTGGGAGGACATCCCCACGCTACAGGAACTGGTGCGCAAACTGAGAGCAGCGGGCGCAAAGGTAGACACCAGTTGCGGAATACACGTCCACATCGGTCTCGGCGACCACAGCCCCAAGACGCTCCGCAATTTGGTGAACATCGTCAACGCCAAGGAGGATTTGCTGACGATGGCTCTGCAAATCGACCCTGACCGCCGCGACAGGTACTGTTTGCCGGTAGACCAATGGTTCCTCCAGAAGCTGAATCGAGCCAAGCCCAAGACCAGCGTGGAATTCGCCCGCATTTGGTACGACGATGACGATTGGGAGAGCCATGCCCGCACACATTACGACGATACTCGGTACCACCTCCTGAATCTGCACAGCGTGTTCCAGAAGGGTACCATTGAATTCCGCGCCTTCAACAGCACACTGCATGCGGGCGAGGTGAAGAGCTACATCCAGCTGTGCATGGCCATCAGCTTTCAGGCTCTTGAATCGAGCGCGGCCAGCCCGCGCCGCCCGGTTACTGACAACCCGAAGTACACCTTCCGCTGCTGGCTGCTGCGGCTGGGCTTCATCGGCGACGAGTTCAAGACCGCCCGTGAACACCTCATCAAGTACCTCCCCGGCAACAGCGCATGGCGACAAGTCTCCTGAATCGAGTCGCGCACACTCCCCGTCTGACGATGGCCCGGTGGCTCCGGGCCGAAACACCACAGGTGTCACGGGCAGCCACAGCTCCCCAATCAAGAAGGAGGTTTGCACACCATGAGCAGGAAAAAGACACCCTTTGGGCATGGAACGGTCAAGTATCGCACTGACGATGACTTTCCCGACCTTTTGAATCACGATGGCGGCGTCTGGGTTCGCCGGTACAGGTGCAAGTTTCTCAAGACTGGCATGACGCTATTCGAGTACGAATCGGGCGCCCGCGAAGAAGACCTCAGAGTGTATCTGGACGCAGCCGGACACATATGGGACGAGAAGACCGACGGCATTCTGTAACGCTACTAAATCAGGAGGAAACCGATATGTTGAATCAGGCACAGGCAATCGAGCACGGCAGGCGCGTAGGCGTACGCTACTATGTCATGAACGACAAGGACTGTATCATGGGCGGCACACGAACCAAGGCGCAGGCCGAGGCCATGAAGCATCGCTTTGAAAAAGACGACCGTGAGAATCCCTGGTCACGGGGAACCACCCGCTTTTACATCAAGTGCATCGGCTGAAGCTGTAGGATCGAGAGGAGGCACATTATGGGACAGGTATTGTATATCAACGCAGTGCGTGAGGGCTATGAAATCGACCAGATTCGACACACCATGACCGTCGGCCAGCTCATGAATTGGCTGGAGCAGTTTGACGAGGACACACCCGTGTATCTGAAGCACGATCGGGGTTACACCTACGGCGGTATCACAGAGTACAAATTCGAAGAAAGCGAAGACGAAGAAGAGTAAGCTCACAAACCCGCCCGCCTGACGATGGCCTTCGGCACAGGCCGAAACCGGGGCAACCCGGTCGCGGGAGCCAATCCCCATATCTATCAAATTGAGGAGGCACACCATGAGGAAACTTGAGAATGAACAGAAGCACAATCAGTTCGTGAATGCGCTCGTGAATGCCTGTGAAGGCACAGCATGGGAGGTCAGCGTTCGCAAATACAGCGACGGCGATATCGACATCTGCGTGTCGCACACCGAAGAGACGCGGAAGCAGCAGTACATGGGGGAAGGCCCGAATGAGTATGCGCCGAGCATCTACTTCTATGACGGAGCCTTCGCCCGGAGGGACTTCGGCTTCAAAATCCAGACCACGTCCTACGGCGCACTGCAAACCTCCGAAATCAGGAAGTTCACCGACAGCTATGTCACCGCCACCGCGCTGGTGGAGAAGCTCACCGCCATCATCCTCGACGCTTACCCGGAGTACAACCGCTAACAAATTCAGGAGGAATACACATGCCGAGCATTACCTACATCATCCGTTTCTTGCACAGGGAACCCGAGTTCCCGGATATACCCTACGACGAACAGGAATTCTGGCACAACGATGAGGCGTGGGAGGCCCTGCGCGTCTTCGCCGAGAAAGGCAGTTCCAAAATATACAGCCGCATCGAGCTGGTCAGCTACAACTGGAAAACCTGCGAGGAACAGCTCATCGCGGCCCTGACCTTCGAACCCCAGCACAGCTAACAAATTGAGGAGGATATGTGCATGGCAAAACTGGACTTCGATACCTGTATGGACATTCTGGATTGGTACGATGATGATGCTTTTGAATACATCACACACATACTGCTTTCCAAGGTGGACGGCGAACAGCGCGTGAAGCGGGCCTTGCCGGACATACGCCAGCGCGCTCGGAAACTTCTTGAATGCAACCGGGGCATGGAAGGCGCGTACCCGGAGGCGCTTCTGAATATACCCGCCTGATGATGGCCTTGTTGCGGCACAGGCCGAAACCCCGCAAGGGGTCGCGGGAACCGCACAGTTTCCAAATACAGCAACAGGAGGATTGGATTATGAATCAAGCACAGAAAACTCAGGTAGAACCTACGATGGAGCAGATAGACAGAATGATGCGTAACATGAACGATTATGTGTCTGCCTGCGATGATACTCCAGAGTCATGGTCAATGGAGAAAGCGGAAGAGTTTATTCGTGACGAACACGAATACGCAGCGAACAAGGGCTGGGAGCCGCTCCCGTATGAAGCAGACATCGTTTTCGAATACATCATGGCTGGTTTACTGGAAGAAATGGAGGAAGATGAATGAAGTACATCGCTTACGGTTCCAACATGTCTCTGGAACAGATGAAACACCGCTGCCCCACAGCCCGCCTCATCGGTACGGGCTATCTTCCCAAACACAGACTGGAGTTCTATCTCCATGCTACCGTCGAGCCGGATCCGCGTATGCGCAAGGGTGTGCCGGTTGCTGTCTTTGAAATCAGCGACAGCGATGAAGCTGCGCTCGACTTTTACGAGGGCTATCCCAACTACTACCGGAAGGAAAGCTGCACAGTGAACATGCGGGACGGTTCCCAAATCGAGGGCATGATATACATTATGAATTTACACCGCGTCTCGCCGCCCGCAGTCAGATACTATAACGGCATTGCAGATGCTTACATCGATCTAGGCTTTGGTTCGGACATCAGGAAACACTTGGTCAGGGCACTCAGGCGTTCGCAGCAGCGCGAAAGCTGATAAATGGAGCCGTCCCCAGCGCGGGGGGCGGCCTCTTTGTCGTTATGGGCAAAGAAAAAGCAGCCCTTTCGGACTGCCGTGCTGCCGATCACTTCGCAAATGCGCTGGTGCAGTATTCGATCTCGTCGCCGCGCTTGCGGAATCGGATCAGTACACTTCCGTCTGCTGTGTCATACTGCACATGGAACGGTGCCGTCCAGAATTTAGTCAGTCCAGCACACTGGCTGTACACCTCGTACTGTGCATCTTCTGAATCCAGCTCCCCGCGTTCCATCTGCCTGTAGATCTCAATCAGCAGCGAAACCTGTGTGCGGATGACCTCTGCCAGCACATCGCTGCTGCTGCGCGCTATGAAATCGGACGCCGGTCGCTTGGGCATGAGTGCGGCCCAGCAGCGCATGGGCAGCGGATTGTTCATGAATGCCAGCATGGCCTCTTCTGTACCGCAGCCGTCACAGACGTAGATGTCTGCATGGCGGCTGAGCGCGTTGGTGTGCAAATCCGGCTTCATAGCGAATGCGCCGCACCGGGGACACGGCAAGTGTTCCCCGGCCAGCTGCCTCGCTTTGTAATCGGCGAGGGCGATTTCGTGGCGCTTATTCAACCTCCGGCACCTCCTTCACGTCGGGCTTCACAGGGGCGTTTGCGGGCTCGTTTTCAGCTTCGGGCACCGGTTCCTGAATCGGGGCCGTGGCCGCGACCGGGGCTTCTGCCGCCGCACGTGCGGCCTCGCGCTGCTCACGGCGAATTGCCGCGTACTTGTCGGCGTGACGCTTGGCCTGTTCCGCGTTCGGGAATGCAGAGCAGCCAGCCAAGTGGTCGAGCAGCACCTTGCGGGCTGTGGCGTTCGCGGGGCCTCCGAAGCCGAGCCGCAGGAGCCAGCCGCGCATATGGTACTTTTCAGCTTCCGGCTTCTGGAAGTCGGGTTGTACCCGCTTGGCGGCCTTGGCGAAGTTGAAAAAGCTCACGGCCAGCTGCTGGAAGGCGGCGCGGGCCGCATCGTCCTCTGTCAGGGGGAAGGAAATGCTGATGACTTCGTCGGACACCTGAATGCCTTTGATGTGGCCACGCAGGGTGTAACCCCGAATGAAGTCGCAGAATTCCTCAACTGTCAGCGGGTTGCGTTCGTGCAGTTCAGAAATCGCCTCGGCGGTGATGGCGATGCGTCCCTCGCGGACACTCTTGGCAAGGATGTACTGCTTGCTGTAGAGCATGTGAATCAGGTTGGTCATGCTCAGAACCGTCATCTCGCTCAGAGGGCATCCGATGTTCATGACCGGCTCTTCTGAATCCGGCTCAGCCTCGTCGGCGGGGGCTTCGGCGGTAGCCTCCATCCAGCCCTTTTCAATCAGAAAAGCCTGAAGGCGGGCGGCGGTCTTTTCGTCCTCGATGGCGACTGTGCCCTCGCGGTCGATGGTGATGTCGCCGACGCTGTAGTTGAAGGTGGGCGGGCCGTTGTAGTTGGGGTCGAGTTCGAAATGCTCTGCGATGGCCTTGACCAGCGTCTTGCGGTCGGGGGCGGTGGTAGTAAAGTTCATGGTGATGCCTCCTCGTTTGTTTTTCGCGCTTTGCTTTCGCGGTATGCCATTAATCACTCTTTCGGCGCGAAAAGTCAAGCGAATATGGGCGAGTTATCAGTCAGTTATCAATGTGCATTTTCGGCGACTCATAAGGCTCCCGACCTTCCTCTGCCCGCCAGAATCGGTCGCGGATATAGCAGTTGTGGCAACAGTACCGGCGTTGCGCGCCCCCGTACAATATGAACTCCTTCCCGCAGTACACGCATTGCAAATGCCGCTGCGCCTCCGGCCTTTGGCGACCGGCCTCCGGGTGAGCGGTCCACCAGCTCCGGCAGCAAGCATCTGTACAGAAGCGGCGGCGACGCCCGCGCCAGGGTTGTGCGATCTCACCTCCGCATTGAGGACACACGTTCCCGGTCTGCACAGACTGATCGCCAGCCACACCACTCAGATCATGGGAAGTACAGAAATTTCGTACTGAATCCCGGCTGATCCCCAGCTCGGTGGCGATGGTTCTGTACCCAAGGCCGCGCTGCCGGAGCGCGCGGATGCGCTTTTCCTGCTGGGCGGTGACGGCCATGGGCTATCACCTCACTGCTCCCACGGGAGGTGGCCCTTGCCGAAGTGACCGTAGGCGGACACGGCGTTGTAATCCACATCCCGGAGATGGAGCGTTTTAATGATCCCGCGCGGGGTCAGGTCGTACTTTGCCCGGACAAGATCCGCCAGCACATCATCGCTGAACTTGCCGGTGCCGAAGGTGTTCACCGACACGGAAACCGGCTCGGCCACCCCGATGGCGTAGGCGATCTGTACCTCGCAGCGGTGGGCGTTGTCAGCGGCGACAATGTCGCGGGCGATCTTCCTCGCCATATACGCGCCGGAACGGTCGATCTTCGTGGGGTCTTTGCCGGAGAACGCGCCGCCACCATGACGGCACACGCCGCCGTAGCTATCGGCGATGATCTTCCTGCCGGTCACGCCGGTGTCAGCAAAGGAGCCTCCGACCACAAAGGAGCCGGTGGGATTGACCAGCATCTTGAAGTCGCGGTTCAGGCCGTAGTGCGCAGTGGCGGCGATCATGGCACAGCCAATGATGATGCGCAGCGCCTCCATCGGCACATCCTCTCTGTGCTGACAGCTGATGAGGAAGGTCTCGATGCGGTGCTTCTTATAATCGAAAGTCACCTGTGCCTTTGCATCCGGGCGAAGGTATGGGAAGTCGATCCGGCGCAGGATTTCCAGTGCGCGTGTGGCGACCATGAACGGCAGTGGCATCAGTTCCGGTGTTTCGTCCGTCGCATAGCCGTACACAATTCCCTGATCGCCCGCGCCTCCTGAATCTACACCCTTGGCGATGTCCGGGCTCTGCTTCGAAATGGACTCCACCACGAAATATCGTCCGACATTGGGAAGGCCGATGCGCTTCAGCACACCATGTGCCAGAGCTTCACAATCAGGCTTGTGCTTGGAGCTGATCTCACCGGCGATGAAAATATTGTAATGCTTGATCATACACTCCACAGCCACACGGCTGTCGGGGTCATGCATCAGGCAGTCGGTGACAATCGCATCTGCGATCTGGTCACAAATCTTGTCGGGATGTCCGCAGGACACCTGTTCGCAGGTACACAGCATATCAAATGCCCCCTTTCGTATGTACGGGCGGGCGAAAGGAAGAAAGCCCCGCCCGGCCACAAAAAAGGAGCAAGCCCGTCGAAGGGCCGCTCCGTATTTCTTTGGCATGATATACTATACCACAGAATTTTGTTCATGTCAGTTCCTACTTTGTTCCTACTTAGTTTCAGGTTAGTTTCACCTTACACCGGTTTTGAATCCACAGCGCCGATCTGTACCTGAAGCCCACGGGTAATTCTGTTCATCGCATCCCTGCTGACGATCCGTCCGACACAGTTTCCCAGCGCAGTCTTGTCCAGCGATCTGACCTGTTCACATAGCACCATGCTGGGCTTGCTCAAACCGGTAGCCTCCCTGTGCCCAAGAACAACATGCGTCGGCTGGTTACGCTTTTTCATCTGCGAAGTCAGCGGAACCACAGTTATCGTGGGCGAATGCTCATTGGCAGTGTCGTTGCTCACGATGATCACAGGACGCACACCGCACTGGCAGCAGCCGGTCACAGCCCCCAAATCCGTAAAGTAAATATCTCCGCGCTTACACATCTCAATCACCCCAGCATATAAGAGGCCGCAGCCCGATCGTGTTGCTCATAAATCTTTTCCAGCAGATGAATCGCCTTTTTCCGCAGCCTGTACACCGTGGTGTGGGAAATGGAATACTTCTGTTCAGCAACCTCCCACTTCATCTGTTCCACCACCAAATCCCACATAAGGTCTGCCATCTCAACCGGCAGCGCCCGGAGTGCGCCCTCAAAGAAACTCAGCTCCTCGGTCAGATCAACCAGCTGCTTCTCCAGATGTTCGTACCATTCCCGGTTCAGACGTACCATGCGGCTTTCATAGTTCAGCGCAATCTGCGCTGTCTTATCTGACGTGCCACTGGTCTGGACGCGCTCCCCTTCATGATGTGCTGTGTACATACTCTCGATCACATCCTCCGGGGAAAGCCCCCGGAAGTGTGCAATCTGATAGGCGAGGCATTTCTTCTGGCTCACCATCTGCGGGTATTCTGAAATCAGTTTTTCTACACGTGCGCTCATGCCGCACCTCCCAGCTGTGCCTTGACCGCGTCGATCAGCGCGGCCTGTCCCATGTCCTTGCGCTCCAGCGCCCGGAGTACATCCTCGTCGTGTGTCCCGGCAGTGATAATGTGGTGGATGACGACGGTGCTGTTCTTCTGCCCCTGTCGCCAGAGACGGGCGTTCAGCTGCTGATACAGTTCCAGCGACCATGTCAGTCCATACCATACGATGGTGCTGCCGCCGTCCTGAAGATTCAGACCATGCCCGCCAGAGGCCGGGTGCAGAAGGCCGATGGCGATCTTCCCGGCGTTCCAGTCGGTGATGTCCTTGGAGGTGTCGATAACTCGGCTTTCGGGAAAACGGTCCTGAATGCGGGAAAGGTCATGCTTGTACCAATAGGCCACCAGCACCGGCTTGCCGTTCGCCGCCTCCACCAAATCCTCCAGCGCATCCAGCTTTCGGCTGTGGATTGGGAGAGCCTTGCCGTCTGCGGAGTACACCGCGCCGTTGGCCAGCTGGAGCAGCTTGCCGGAAAGAGAAGCCGCGTTCATCGCATCCACCTCGCCGTCCTTCAGTTTCAGAATCATGTCTTTCTTCAGGGTGTCATACTGCTTGCGCTCCCTGGGGCTGAGCTGCACTTCCACACGGTTGGAAATCAGCTCCGGCATCTTCAGGTGATCCGTAGCCTTCATGGAAATACAGATGTCTCCGATCAGGTCGTAGATTTTTTGTTCTGCGCCGTCGCGCAGCTTGTAGCTGTACACCATTTCCCGATTGCGCTTGTCCGGAGTGAAGAAGCGTTCGCGGTAGTGGGTGATGAACCGTCCCAGCCGCTGCCCCATGTCCAGCAGGTAGATCTGCGGCCACAGGTCAATGAGCGTGTTTGGCGCGGGAGTGCCGGTCAGGCCGATCACCCGGCTGCACAGGGGGCGCACCTTTTTGAGCGCCCGGAATCGCTGTGCCTTGGAGGATTTGAATGAGGACAGCTCATCGATCACCAGCGTGTCGAAATCCCAGTGATGATTCTCTACCAGCCAGCTCACGTTTTCCCGGTTGATGATATAAATCATCGCCTGTTTCTGAAGGGCTGCGCGGCGCTCCTTTTCGCTGCCCAGCACAAGAGAAAAGGTCAGCCCATGGAGGTGTTCCCACTTCTGAATCTCGCGGGGCCAGGTGTCCTCGGCCACGCGCTTGGGAGCCACCACCAGCACACGACAGGCGTCGAAGCTGTCCAGCAGCAACTCCCACAGCGCCGTCAGAGTGATGACGCTCTTGCTCAACCCAAGCCCATATCCAGAATCAGACCGCAATAGGGATGCTCCAGCACAAACTGAGTAGCGAATTTCTGATAATCATGAGGAATGAACTTCATCGGGCATCACCTCCATTTCCGAAAAAGAATTTGTTGAATCTGATATGATATTTCGCGTGTTCACTCTGCGAAGGGAAAACTCGCAGGTTGTCAGGAGAATTGTTCCTCTTGTTTCCGTCCATATGATGAACAACCTCACCTTTTCGAAGGGGCCTGCCAAGCATCTGCTCCGCAACAGCCCTGTGTTCATGCTGACCATGAATCTTTCGATAGCTGATCTGATCACCGGAACCCAGACGTGCCATACTCAGCTTTTCCCGCACTTCCCGCGTCATCCGCTGCGGATTGAGCTTTCGATTCAGTTCAGACAGATGGTTTCCCATGTTGGTGTAGTCCTTCAGTTCAGCATAGCCAGCAGGATTTTTGCTCTTGTTGCTGTATGCCGAAAGGCACTCCCGGCAGCAGAAGTTGTGACGCTTCACACGGGATGGCGTTCGTTCCATCTGCTTACCACACCAATCACATTTGATGCGCAATTTCATGCAGCACACCTCCAATCTGCTCTATGCCATCCACGCAGTACACCAAAAACCCAAGCCCTTCCAGCTGCCTTTTTCGCTGTACCTGAAGAGGCCGCAGCTTTTGACCGGGCGCTTTCAGCTCAACGAATCCCATCCTGCCGCCGGGGAGAAGTACGATGCGATCAGGCACCCCATCGAAACCGGGCGATACAAACTTCATTGCCAGCCCATCGAGCTTTCTGGTTTCAGTGATCAGTCGCTGCTCTATGGTTCTTTCTCTCATGTGTCCCTCCATCATGTGCCGAAGTCCGTGCTTATGGGGCAGAAATCCCTTACGCGCGCATATGCCTGTATTACTCTTATACATATACCTTCTTACACCTATATAGTATTTGTAGGAATGATAGGCACGGGAGCCTGTAAAAGCAGCGCCGTTACAGACTTTTTTGCCGTGCCTACCGGCGTGCTCACTCAATCATGGGAAGGGCGAGCACATGCTCAATCAGGCGACGATGTGCCGGACGAACGTCTTCTGCGGGCCGTACAGGGTGAAGTGGGTCTTGCCGGTCTTGGTGGTGGTCAGCTTCTCCCAGCCGCCGATGTGCATGAGAATTCCCTCAATTTCGTAAGAGTCGGTGCGTTTGAGGTTCTGGCGCTCCTTGCCGAAGCATTCACACCAGATTTCCATGACGCATACCTTCTTCCGGCGTTCGGTTCCTTTTCGCTGTTCGCCGTCGAATTCATTCTCCCCGAGGAAGCTGCGTCGCTGGTACAGGTCGAGACCATCCCAATCCTCCGGCAGCAGGGTATCCAGATAAGCGGCGACGATGCCCTCGCGGTCATCTGCCTCCATAGCCTCCTGCTGCTGGACATACGCCTGTGCGGCGGCATCGCCTTTCAGATACAGCTCCTCGCCATCATGGTACTTGGAGATGGACTCCGCCCAAATCTGATCGACGATGGGCTGCGTCAGGTCGAAAACGCTGTACTTTGTGTCGCCGGTCACGCGCACCGGCCAGAAGCGGCGGTTGCCTGTGATGTCGCGGAGAAAGCCGGATTCGGAATTGGTGGAGCCGACGATGATGTTGTTGCGTGGATGGCTTTCGACGGTGGTGCCGTAGGACTGCCTGTACTTATCATCCACGCGGCTGATGAAGGACTTGACCGTTTCCACATCCACCTTGCGGATACCGGCCAGCTCGCCCAATTCCAGAATCCAGTAGCCCTGAAGTTTCTCTGCGGCGGATTTGTCCTTCATATCGCCGATGGTCAGGCTGTCAGAGAACCATTTTCCTCCGAGGCGGGCGAACAGCGTAGACTTACCGATGCCCTGCGGGCCGTTGAGAACGAGGATGGAGTCGAACTTTATACCCGGCTGATAGATGCGGGCCACACCGGCGACCAGCGTTTTCCGGGTGACGGCGCGGGTATAGGGTGTGTCCTCTGCGCCGAGGTAATCGATGAGCAGCCGGTCGATGCGCTCAACGCCGTCCCATGTGAGGGATTCAAAATATTCCTTGATGGGATGATATACGCGTTCGGCGGACACAACGGCGACCAGCGCATCTTTGAATTTCGTGGGCGACCATATGCCGTATACCTGTTCAAAGTACACCTTTGCACAGGCAAGGTCAGTATCGCCCCAACCGGGTTTTATTTGCCGCCACGGCAGCGGGCCGTTCACGTCCAGCATTCCCGTCAGATCGTTCAGCACGATGTTCTGCAGATTTTCGTCGTAACGAACGATGTTGGCGATATTTGTCAGGGTGTCTTTTACGCGGCCCTGCTTGTCCAATTCCAACAGCTTCTGCCAATCATCCGGGTTGGTAAAATCCTGTACAGCCTGTTCCCGGCGTTCCTGTGCCAGTGTCGCCTTTACGCCATTGTCGTTCAGTGCAAAATCCTGCATGGCCTTATAGGAGGGCAGCTTTGCCGGATCGGTGCCTTCGTTCGTCCGGGCATCCAGATTGCCGAACTTGTGGAGACGGACCACATCAAATGCGTTCAGCAGCTGACCGCAGGCCGGGTCGCTGGCATGATGGCTGTAAGCGAACTTGCCATCATAGAGAACCACACCGGCGGAGGAGTCTGCGGGTATGTAGTCATACCGGCCAGACATGACGCTGGGTTGGTACACATCGGGCAGGAAGGCGTCAATGGCAGCCTCGATGGAGTAGGTTCGGCAGAACGCGCCGACGAGACCGGGCTTTTCCAGCGGGTCGGCCTGTTGCTTGCGCTGACGGTCAATGAGCGTGCTTTCGCGGGAAGAAGTAGGCAGCATAGTGCAGTCGCGCCATTCGGGGTGATCGGAGAGATACTTGTCAGGATCGAGGACAGCCCCGTTGAAACGTTCAAACACATATTCGCCGTTTGCTGGAGTCGTAGGCCAGTACATCAGCTGATGTGCGCGATAGGAACAAGCGTCGATACAGTCAATGCTCCATTCCTTCGCCAGCAATCGGGCCAGCGCGACATATTCTTCCGGGGTAACGTCGCGGGCCAGCGGAGTGATGATGCGGTAGCGCGGGGCCTCCGGCGTATGGCTGTGAGTGGAATACAGGCAGGATTCATAATCGTTGAGCATCCTGTACCTTTCAAGAAAATCGAGGTCGGCATCGTCGATGTCATGGGTCAGCATGGAACGGCATTCCACGTTCGCTGCCTTGCGGCGACCTTCCCGGAGCCAGCCGCCCACCATGCCGCCCTTGTCCTTGGCGCGGTCGCGTTCGGGCTTGCTCATCTTCGGATATTCCTCCACGGTTTCCGGGGTGCGGATGGTGGTTTCCAGCCTCTTGCACAGAGCATCGAAGGTTATGGTTTTGTTTGACCATACCTTGGCGAAGCAGCTGCTGCCGTAAGCGATCTTCAATTCGCGGTTCATGTTCATTCTGTAACCTCCCTACAAGCGGTATCGAAATAGCGGATGGGAATGTGCTTCAGCTTGGCCTTTTTGATCTCCCGGCGCATGCCCGGAGTGTGGTTCTCGCCGAACACCCACACCTCTGCACACTTGGTCAGGATGGCAAGGCCCATGACCATGCCAGTTTCCCGGTCGTACAGATTGCCGTCGTTCAGGAATTGCGGGAACAGCAGATGCGGTGCAAACGGGATGTTCCCCTTGGAAACGGCGAACTTGCAATACTGGCGGGCAGCGGCGACGTTGCGCTTGATGTCCCCGGCGAAGGGGGAGCAGATGAACACAAGTGGTCGGTAAGGATTATTCTTGTACACGCTGCAGCGCACTTCATGCTGCTTTTTCTGATGTGCCTTTTCCGCACTGTTCAGCGCGGCATAGGCAGTGGGGTCACGATATCCTTCATGGTTGTAAAGGCTGATTCTGCTCATTGGTGCCTCCTTAGTCCTTCTTGTAGAAATCACATTCATACCCGTCTGCCCGGAGGGGGAGGCCGGTCGCCCAATCGGGAGTTTCGCCCATGATCGCGCAGATCTCCTCGACGCTGGATTCCCCGATGGGAACCTCCAGCACAGCTTCGTCATGAATGTGCATGACAATTTCGTATCCGGCATTGCGTAGCCGGAGCATGGCCAGAGCCAGCAGATCGCGGGCTATCGCCTGAACGATGTTCTCTACCAGCTTGGGGCCGTAAGTTTCGATAGAAGCCCATTTCTTGTTTTCGCCAACACCCATGTAGCACATGGATCGGTTGCCAAATCGGTTGCAGGTGAAGTCCGGACGCATATAGCACAGCTTGCGGCCCGAGGGCAGCACCACAAACAGCTTCTTCGATTGGTACATGAAGCGGATCATGCCGACTGCCGTTTCAATCTTTTCCTCCAGAGCCTTGGTAGCCGCTGCGTCCACATCCCACCACAGCTTTGTGATGTGAGGGTTGGCGGTGCGCCATTGCTTGACGAGATCAGGCAGTTCTTCTTCGGTCAGCCCCATGTCCAATGCGCCCATTGCGGTGAGCGCTCCCACGGAGCCGCCGTAGCCGAGAGCCAATTCTGCAATCTTTCCCTTCTGTCGGAGGTGAGCGTTCTGCCCATGCTTCTCGACAGGCACACCGAACATCTGTGATGCCGACGCACAGTAGATGTCGCCACCTTTCTCAAATACATCCAGTCGCCACTGTTCGCCGGAGAGCCATGCAATGACGCGGGCCTCGATAGCGGAGAAGTCGGCAACAATGAAGCGAGTGCCGGGGCGCGGGACGAATGCCGTGCGGATCAGCTCGGAGAGTACATTCGGTGTAGATTCAAACAGCGTTTCCAGATCGTCATACCGCTCGGCCTTGACGAGATCGCGGGCAAGAGCCAGATCGGGAATGTGGTTCTGAGGAAGATTTTGCACCTGTACCAGCCGTCCGGCCCACCTTCCGGTTCTATTGGCACCGTAGAACTGAAGCAGTCCATGAACACGTCCGTCGGAGCAGAGGGCGCGCTGTATGGCTTCATACTTCTTTACCGAAGTTTTCGCCATGAGCAGTCGCAGCTTCAGCACTTCCAGCACATCGCCGTCCGCGTCCGACATGAGCGTTTTGACTGCCTTTTTGTCCAGCACATCCGTTTCCATGCCCTGATCGGCCAGCCAGTCCTTGATCTGTGTCGGGCTGTTGGGGTTGGAGAGGCCGGTCAGCTCGTAGGCGCGTTGCGTGGTAATGTCCTTATAGCGCAGATCGCACTCGATGGCGTGCTGTACCAGTACCGGATCGACCATGATGCCCCGGTCGTTGATTTCCTGATCCATCTGATAGAACAACTGCTCCTGTGCCGGGATCGGGAACCTGTGCAGCTTTTGCCGGATCTCGCGCTCAGCGTCCACGTCGCGGATGCAGTAGGTCTTGAAGCGCTGCCATTTTTCCGGCGCGTCCTCCGGGAGATTCCGGGTGCGGTAGCCATTGGCCTTGGTGGGCTTACACGGGATGGAGAAGAAGCGGACAAGGTCGCTGCCTTCCTTCAGCTTTTTGAGTGTGATGTTCAGCACCTCACCAACCGCGTCCAGCGACAGTGGGAGTGCCAGCATGGCGGACTGCACGGCAGTGCATTGCCAGCTTTCCGATGACAGATGTACACCGAGAAACCTGGAAATACAGGTGCGCTCAAATGCAGCGTTGAAAGCAGTCTTGATGTACGCGGGATCCGTGAGCGCCTCCAGCACACGCTGGGGAAGGCGTTCTCCACATTTCAGATCGACGATCTGAGTAGACTCATCGTCAAAGGCGTAGGCGAACAGCAGAATTTCAAATGAGCTGCTGTCGGTATAGGCGTAGACGCCCGCCTTCGGAAGATCCACCTCGCTAAACGTCTCAATGTCGCAGCTTAATACATGGTGTTCTTTGGTAGCCATGAGAATGTTTTTCCTCTCTTGATGCTTGAAATTGTGTTTTCCGATACACTGAACTTTTTCGCAATATCACGCCCTTTGATGCCTTCATCGAGCATGCGCCGGATGGATTGAACATCAGTGGTCGATAACTTTCTCCATATACCGCCTTGGTAGTACACATCGAGAATGTTTTGAGTCCGTGTTCCGTATCTCAGGTTTTCCGCTCTGTTATCCGTTGGATCGCCGTTGACATGCAGAACTTCCATTCCCGGAGGATACTTGCCCAGAAATGTTAGAGCTACAAGCTGATGAACAGGCCGTCCTTTTTCACCATGGCCGAGTACGACCGATAGATGACCGGCTTTGCAGTAAACGCCCGGCTTTAGAATGCGCTCAGGAACACTGCGAAGAAAGGGTGTGCCAGAGGGCGTTCTTCCACGTACCATTCGTCTGAGACTTTTGATGCGCCCAAGTGAGCTGGCTTGATATTTTCCTTCATAGCCGGGAATGTTTCTCCACTCTTCTGCGCAGGGCGGCAGCACTGTACTACCGCCCTGCATAGCCTTACAACAGGAACTCCTCGTCATCATCCACAGCGGTGAATTCATCGCTGGCGCGGGCTCTGCCGCCGAGGGGCTCACCGTCCTTCACCTTCTGGATGTTTCCAAGGCCAGCGGCGATGCCGCGATTGCCATTGGAGTTGTAGCCGAAGAAGGTGACGGTGATGTTGCCGTAGCAGCCGGAGTACACTTCGGTCTGATCGATGATGGGCTGTACGTTGCCATCCACGATCTGCGGCTTCTCGCGGCTGTTGGCGTTGAGGAAGTAGCAGCCCGCGTAGGCTTCATCATCCGGGCGGTCGATGTCGCCGTCGCGCAGAGGCATTTTCAGGTTCGGGGGAATCTTGCCGCCCCACTTGGCAAGGGATTCCTGCTTGGCAACCTCAATGGCAGCCTTGATGCGGTTAACGGTCTTGGTGTCGCTCTTGGGGATGATCGCGGACACACTGTACTTGGGTTCGGAGCCATTCACGGAGTCGGGCTCCCAGCAGTGCAGGAACGAGAACCTACAGGGGATCAAAACCTTCTTCTTATCCTTAAATTCCTTCATTTTCATCTACCTCCATAAAATCCATTTCAGCGGTATCGGTGGATACCGGCTCACGCTTGTCCGATTCAGGAACCAGCGTCAGCTTGCCATGCGGTTTGTACACATACGAGCCGAGAACGGAGCGGAATTGCTCCCTGCCCATCAGGCGTTCCATTTCGGTGATACCGATGAGCGATTTCTTGTAGATGTCGGTGTAGCCAGCAGCTGAAGCGGCCTTTACGACATCTGCTTCATTGGTGAACTTGCGGTTGCTCTTGCCTTCGACCACCTTGAATCCGGGCCAGCGCTTACCGTGGTTGATGGCCTGATCCTGTGCGAAGGCATAGATGTCGGATGCCCACTTGGCGAGGTCGTCCGCCTTTGCGATCACGTCTGCGATCTCATCATCCGACAGAAGCGCCGGACGGGCGAAGTCGTGCTTTGCCATCTCAAGGAAGGCTTCAGCGCGGGCGCGGCACTGATTGCGAGCCTTGCAGAACCGGCACCAGCTGCCAGCGGCGAATTCCCCTGCGCCGATCAGCGCCTGTGCGCCAGCGGGCCGGAGTACGTCGTTGCCCCACTGCTTGAGGGTATCCGGGGTGGTTTCCCATGTGGATGAATTGTTGATGCGCGGCTGGAAGATGGTCATGCGGACGGTATCGATGTCGTAGATGGACTCGGCCATGTTCAGCACACCGAGGCCGTAGATCATGAGCTGCGGATTTTCCACGGCGGAGACCTCCACACCCTTGCCCAGCTTCAGGTCGATGACGTGGGCGCACTTGTCGGTGATGATGACCATATCGGCGGTTCCAAAGCAGTTGTCTACATACTCGGATGCGTCCACGCGCTGCTCTACGATGATGATGGGGTGTTCACAGATGCGGCGGGCATCCTCGATCTCAGCGATTACAAAGGACACATACTCGTCCACAGCTTCTACCAGTTCATCTGTGTAAAAATCCGAAGTTGGTCGGGTGGTACGCTTCTTCAGGTACTTGCGGATCAGGTGCTCTGCGAGAGCGTGACCGGCGGTGCCTTCCGCAGCGTACATGGATTCGCCTTCTTCAAACTGCTCTTCCAGCAGCAGGGAGGGCGGGCAATGAATGCGGCGGTTTGCCGCAGAGGGTGAAAATCGTGCGTGTTCAGACGGCATTACAGTCTCTGTGCCTCCTCCATGAGCGCCGGGTAGTCCTCCGGTTTTACGCCAGACAGCTTACCGGCATCGTACTTGTACAGCAGCGCCTTGACCTCTTTGGTCTTGCCTTGTCCGCTCTTCTCAGCCAGCACAGCGCGTACCTGATCGATGGTCACGACCAGGGCCTTGGGCTTTTCGGGCTGGGGCGCGGGCTGCTGATCCGACTGATCTTTCGTATCTGTGTTTCCTACAAGGGTGTCGGCCACAGTCTGGAGACTGTCAGCCAGACGTCGTATATCGTCTACAACATCCAGCAGGAGCTTCATCTTGCTCATAACGTGTGTTTCCTTTCGTCAGAATTACGGAGCAAATTGGGAAATGATGCTGTTCATGATGATCAGATCGTCGCCTTCCAGAGAAGGGGCCAGCTTCTTCAAAAGGGCCATCTGTTCCGGGGAGAGCGTTTTGCGGTTCGGCTGGTACCAATCCGAAACCTTAATCCCGCCGCCGTATCGACCACAAACAGTTTCGATGGGGTAAGAAAGCGAGAGCGCTTCGATGTCGTATCGAATGGTTCGCGGACTGACGTTGAATTCCGTAGCCAGATGCTGGATGGTATCATGTCTGCGCTGTTGCAGTGCCATCCAAATATCCTGTCGGCGATCCTGTACACTCATGCTTTCTCACCCCCTTCCGTTGCTTCGTGTATCCAATGATAAAGGTTAATCAGGCAAACGTATTTGCCACATTAAAACGGCTTTTGCAAAAAAATTGCCGAATTCAAACGGCTGTCACAAAGCCCCTCACTATATAAAGGGGGAATTTTAGCCCCCAAATTACACCTGAAATAAAAAAAGACGGAGTAATGCAGGACACAGGCATATCTGTATCCGGCATTGCTCCGTCCATAATGGTGGCGCGTGGCCCCGGCGGCAGTCAGCAATGATTATTTAAGGTATATATTTGATCAGCGTGGATGGAATATTCCTGCCATTCTGCTGACTTTTTTACGTGGTACAACGAGTACAGCTGAGAAATCATCAAGTCGAACCTTGAAACAACGTGTGCATTTTGGGCACATTAGGGTTACTGCAACATTACCAGTCCCTTCAGTATAAACCTCTCCCTTGTGGCAAAATGGGCAAAGAACCTTGTGTTCAGTCATCTCTAACCTCCGTTCTGAAATGAAGCTATAGGATTTCTTTCATAACTTCATTTTTTTCTTTATCCGCGTCCTCAGAATCGAACGTACTGTAAAATCTACACCGGATCGATTGAAACTTCCTAAAATCCATTGACATACTCGCGTTTAGGAAGTAAAATTCAATCAACTTCTTAGCGATGCGGTGTCCGTATTCTATCAGATGATTTCACAACCGTCAATAGTTTTTAGGAAGTTGAGAAAAAATAAATTGCCTATGGAGGTATGAATATGGAAAGGTTTCCTGAGAAATTGAGAATGGCCCGGAAAGCCAAAGAACTCAATCAGACTGAATTGGCGCAGGCAGTAGGCGTCACCCAGCGTTCCCTTACCAATTATGAACGTGGCTGCGCCATGCCGCGCCCCAATATCATCAGAAAGCTTGCCGAGGCGCTCGATGTAACCGTAGAATATCTGACGAACGATGCTACGGATGATCCGGACGCAAACCGCATGGCCGAGGAACAGATCAATGACGTCCGTGCGCAATTTGGCAGCAAGGGAGCGAAGGAAGCTGAAGAATTGCTCCAGCGCAATGTAGCCTTTCTTGCTGGCGGCAGCGTCGATCAGGAAGCAAAGGATGCATTCTTTCAGGCGCTCATGACTGCGTATGTTACCTGTAAAAATGATGCCCGTGAGACATTCACGCCCAAGAGCAAGCGAAAGCCGCAGAAGTAATGTTTCCTCCCTACAATACAAAGGAGATAACGCAATATGACGATTGATTCTATCCGCAAAAAGGTCGCCAAACTGAAGCGCCGTTTCAAAAATGCCAGCGCAGAGGAAGTTTGCGACGAGCTTGGAATCAAAATTCTCTATATTCCGATGGGGAAAGCTACGAATGCCTGTAAGGGATTTTTCTATCGGCAGTCTCGAAAAAAGGTCATTATTCTCAATTCTGATCTTCCGAAATCGGTTCTCAGAATCATCCTGCCACATGAGTTGGGACACGCCATTCTTCATGGCGATGCAGATACGGCCAACCAATTCCATGATTTTGAGCTGTTCGACGAAGTTTCGCATTATGAGTATGAGGCAAATATCTTTGCAGCTGAATTTGCGCTTTCTGATGAAGATGTCCTTTCGAAGCTCAATGACGATATGTCCTTTTTCCAGGCCGCAGCAGCATTACGGGTTCCGCCGGAACTGCTGGATTTCAAATTCCGTGTCCTCAAGCGCATGGGATACGCTATTAACCCTCCACTCTACAGCCAGAGCAATTTCATGAAGAATATTGACCGTAGAGAACGTTTCTGATTGGAGACAGCGCATAGCGCTCTTATTATTTTTCACTACATGATCGAACGTATGTTTTGTGAGAAACGAGGTGTATAGAATGGGAACGAACATCAATATGACGAAAGCGCAGCGCCAGTCTTTCATGGATCGCGTAGACGTTCTGAACAAGGTAAAAGCCCTCCTGCTTCTTCCCGCCATCTGCATGGTAACGGTAAAGCAGCTGGCTGAGTATTTTGAAGAAACCCCTGACAATATCCAGAAATGCTATCAAAATCACAAGGCCGAACTGAATTCCAATGGTGTCGTTACGCTGACGCCTTCTGATTTGAAGCAGCAGCTAATTGGACAAAAATTCCAATTAGTCGGCTCGCAGAATCATCAGCTCGTATGTATCGATGATACCTTCTATTTTGAGGTGCCCAATCGGGGCTGTAAGTTCTTCCCGCCTCGGGCTGTATTGAACATGGCAATGCTCCTGCCGAAATCGCCGGTGGCAAGGGAGATCCGAACACAGCTGCTCAATATCGTTGAAAATGTCACCCCCGAGGAAAGAGTTATTCCGATCCAGAATGAGCAGGATATGCTCAACGATATCGGCAGAGCGTTCGCATCAGGAGATATTTCTGCATTCGCGCAAGCGACGGCCATCTACTCTGGATATCTGAATCGCAATCTGGCCGCAGCTACCAAAGAAATCTCAAGCCTCAATACCGAAAAGGAACAGCTCAACGAAGTAAATGCGATGCTGGCCGAACGCTCTATGGTATGGGAACCGCGCCGGACACTGAACGCGCTGGTTCGCGCCATTGCCGTGGCGGGCTTCGATCATAAGTATTCACTGGCATGGGATCGTTTTTATCGCGAACTGAAATACCGGACCGGCATCACCATCGCCCGGCGCACCATTAAAAATGGTAAACAGCCGCTCGATTCCATAAAGGATGGCGAATGGCCGAAGCTGCTTAAAGTCGCAGCGTCCCTATGCTACGATTATTGCGTTGACGTCATATACGCCACCAACGAAGAAACCGTCCGCGAGTATGATTTGGATATCATCGAAACCGAATTCGGAATCAAGAAGAATCGTGGAACCATTACCATAAAGGGCAATGCCTCTGCCACCGCATAAGGGGGAATTATCATGACGAATCGCGTAAGCTGTTGTTCTCCGCACGGATATTTACGCTGTGTTTTCACTGAGTATTGTTCGCAGAGGATAGCAAGGGGGTAGCATGAGCAGGCTCATATTACACTGCGGTTGTAATAATTTCTTTGCATCATGCGAATGATTCACGAACAGGGGGGAACCATATATAACGATGATTTAGAGGCTTTACATCTGCAGATAGTATTTACGCCAGAGAGTAGTTTCGTACTGATCATTAATTGTTGCAATTATTGAGTGAGTGCATAGCTATGCTCTGGCGTATTTTTTATACCCCAAATGGCCTGTAATAGGGCCAGAGCATCCCCAAAAGCAAATCAGAGACGCGTAAGCATCACTGAATGCCTATAACAAAAAGAAGAACATTGCCTGAGTTGCAATAGGGCAAGGGATCTCCTATATAGACGGTCTTGGAGGCAAAGCCTCTGAAAATCGCTGTAGGAAGTACCCTCTGGCTTATTGCGCTCATTTTTGGTGCAGGGCTGTGCGGACTTCCGACGCAGTCCCGTTTGTATTGGATTCCTTTGCACCCGCAGCATGGCGGAAAGGAATTACTTATGACCAATAGCGTACAAATGTCCCAAATTATGGAGGAGCTTTCCAAGGCAAAGCATACGGCGCTCGCTCTTCAGTCTCTCCCCGCAACGTTTGGGGCCGCTTTGACGGAGCACATGAAAAAGCGCAGGATCACCAATGAGGCGATGGCAGAAGCCCTGGGCGTCAGTGCCCGGACGATCAGCGGATGGCGAAACACTCTGGCTCCGTCTTTACAGCTGCGTGATGTTACGGCCATTTGCCTCTGTCTGCACCTCGAACCCGAACTGAGCGATGATCTGATTGCCAAGGCAGGTCTTCGGCCAATGTGCACCGAAGAGCACACCGTTTACCGCGTACTGCTCAGAACCATGTATCCGTATGAACCCGCCGAGTGTAATGAAGTCCTGATTCAGGCGGGCTATCCACCCCTTTTTCGCATTTCCGAATGAAAAAGTCAAAAAAATTTTTGCAGAGGTCGCAAAATAATTTCTACCCTCAAAAGCACCATAAAATCGCACTTTTTGCGGTTTTGACCGTGAAATTGCCCTCAAAAACAGGGTTTTTGGCGCGAAAACTCGCAATTTCAATTCGTGGTCAAACGGGGATTTATGCTGTATCCTAGTCACTGTAAGGCGGCCCAAGCAGAAAAGCACTGAGCCATCTGAGCAAACCGCCTTGCACCGCACCTTGAAAACTGAATAGCCCGTTTATTGCATAGCGGAGAGTACGCGAAGATACGTCTGCGGGAAACCGTCCATGGTCAAGTGCATGATGCACAAGCCTAAGGCGCGAGCGACGCCGCAAAGCAATGAAGGGGCATGGAACACAATGACACATCTCTGGAGGATAGGAACATGAGCTATAAAACCACAGCAGCGAATGCCGCTCAATGGGCGCTGTCCAAGCTGGGCTGCCCCTACAGTCAGGCAAAGCGCACGCAGAAAAACTTCTTCGATTGCTCATCTCTCGTTGCCCGCGCTTATGATGCGCAGGGCAAGCAGTGGAAGTATGGCGGCAGCGTACCGCTCAGCAATCAGGAGGTTTATGATGATGACTTCGAATTGCTCTGGCCGGTGAACTATGAAGAGATCGGCAAGCGCTTCGGAGGCACGGACGTCATTCAGCTTGGAAAGCAGCCGGGCGATCTGCAGTTTCTCTGTACGGATTCGAAAACCGGCAGAGCTAACCGCATCACCCATGTGACCATGGTCGCCGACAGCGGCAGGATCGTCCACGCAAGGGGCAAAGCCTATGGTGTGTGCACCAATGCTTTGACGCACTACAGCGGTAAGGTTTGCGCCATCCTTCGCTACAACCCCTCCTGCACACTGCGCCAGGGGATGAAGGGGTATCGGACGCTGGCATTGCAGCAGGCGCTGAACGCGCTGGGAGCAAGACTGGAAGAGGATGGTGAGTATGGGACGGGTACGGCCAGCGCTGTGAAGGTCTATCAGGCCAGCATGGGGCTGTCGGCCACGGGAAGTGCGGATGCCGCTACGCTGAAGAGGCTGAAGCTTCTGACAGAGGATTCAGGGGAGCAGAACGTTCAACAGGATGCAGTGCGCATCACAGGCAATACAGTCAACCTTCGCTCTGGCCCCGGAACCAATTTCTCCATTGCCAGGGTCGCCCGCAGGGATGAAGTGTATCCCGCAATCCGGACGACCGGCTGGCAACCCATTCTCCTGGACGGCGAAGTGCGCTGGATCAGCGAACAATACTGCGTCCGGGAGAATCAGGACGCCTGACACATCATTTTTTTGCGAACGTATCGAACATACGTTCAGAAAGGAGTATCCCATGAACAAGGTATTTTTGACCGGCATGATTGCCAACGCCCCGACGCTTCGAATGGAATCCGGCGAGGTTCCGCATCTGATTTTCAGTCTGAGCGTCCGCCACAAGACCCGCTCCGGTGAACTGCGCAAAGAATACTATCGCATCAGCGCATGGAACAACAGCGCCCGATGGGGTTCGGAGCATCTGACGCGCGGTCAGGTGATCAGCGTACAGGGCTATCTTTCCCAACGAAAGATTCAGCAGGAGCAGGAAACGCTCTTCATTCCTGAGGTTGTTGCGGAGGAGTTTCTTCCAATGCGACAGGTACAGATGGCGGTTATCGCATCGGATGAAGCCGATGATGGCGCATGTACCGATTCCGCAGCAGTCTGAATGAGATCCATGAGCTTGAAAGGAGGTGGTTCCATTGATCTAGCAAACCACAAGTCCCTTGGAAGGGAGGTGAACCTATGGAAGAGAGCATCGGCAAGATCCTCGAACTGGCCGTCAGCCAGGGAATCTGGGCGGCGCTGTACATCTACCTCTTTTTCCGGATGCTGAAGGAGAATAAGGAACGTGAAGAGCGCTACCAGACGACCATTGACCGGCTGAGCGGAAATATTGAGGCGGGGATCGAAAAGATCCAGAACAAGCTGGAGTGTATGTCAGCTACTCAGGACGATTCCTGAGCGCGGCGTATGTCTCCGGCATCCTGACCCGACAAACTGACTCGACTTACAGACACGACGAACCCCAACGACCCAATTCAATAGAAGAAAAGGAGAAAAACAATGGAAAACAAAATTCTGAAGAACGATGAACAGTCGTTCCTGAGCCTCTCGCAGCAGCGGGAGAAGACCGACCGCATGAACAAGTTTTTCGTTCAGGCGATCGGTGACGAGGATGTTTCCCGCCGCGAGGCGAACGTGAAGCATTTCGACATGGGTGCCAACCGTTATCAGGCGGTTGTGTACTCGGAACCCGTCCATTTCCGCAATTCTGAAAACGACGAATGGCAGGAAATCGACAACACTCTGGAGGCGTTCACCACGGCGCAGGGCCGCCAGGTGCTCCGCAACCGCGCAAACCGCGTCCGCGTGGAATTTCCCCGCGAAGCAGACGGCGGCAGCATGGCTTCGGTCACGGCCTCCGGCAAGACCTTCTCATGGCGCTTTGAAAATGAAGTGCAGCCGACCCGCGCCCGGATCCGCACCGGCCTTGAGCTGAAGCAGGAGCGCCTGGTTAAGATGGCGCAGAAGACGCCGAAGTTTGTTGGCCGCACGCTGGAGAGCCTGCAGATGGCGGATCTCGAAGCTGAGCTGGAGACCGAACAGGAAAAGCGCGCCGATATTGCGAATCTGCGTGCGCAGAACCGTTATGACGAGGTGCTGCCGGGTGTTTCCGTCCGCTACACGCTGAATGGTGAATCGGTCAAGGAAGACATCATTCTCGCGAATGCACAGGCGCTGGCCCATGCTTCCCTTCGATTGCCCGCAGACTTTGCGTATGAGGTGACCGAAGCCCAGCAGCTGAGGGTGCTGGACAAGGCGACTGGCGAAGAACAGTTCAGCATGAGTACGCCCGTGGTCTACGACGCCGAGGGCAAGGAAACCATCGCGCAGGTCGTGCTCACCGACTGCGGCGGCTATGTCCGCATGGCGTATGCGATTGATCCGGCTTTCATGGCGGAGGCCGCATATCCGGTGACCATCGACCCGATCATCCATTCCTCGAACCCGGTGAACAACATTCAGGATACCACGCTGTGCGAGAATCTGACGCTGCGTC